CCGACGATGACATTTGCCCAATCATGTCCACGCAGCGCCACAGGTAGATCGACCGCACATATTGAGTCAGCATTTCGCTCGAAGCACGATCGAGCGAGACTTGGGTGTGAACTGCCGACGTGACGGTGTTGCCGTTGCCGTTGACCACGGCCGGCGGTGCCGCCTTCGTGAACCAGCCCATGGCAGCCTCCCCCGATCAGGTGGTGCGGCGGTACGGTTTTGCTTTGACTGTCGGCGTGCCTGAGCTTTGGCCACCGTACTTGCGATCGATGTCCACCGGCTTCATGCCGCCGAGCTTATCCATGTTGATCTGGACAGCAGTCGTCACTGCCTGCCGCATGCCGCGATAATCGAAGTGGCGCGCGGCACTCACAAACTGTTGCCGGGCCTGTCCGCATCCAGCGCAAGGCATTCTAACCCTCCACGATTGAACGGAAGCCGGGGGAGGGCTGCTGTGCCTCCCCACGGCCCCTCGGCTGACGCTGGGGACTTACCCAGGGGTGCGCACGTCAGCGAGCTATGGTGCCGGCGTCGGCGGCCACGGCGTCGGCAGCGTGCAAACCGCCGGACCACGGCAAATGTAAAAGATTTTGATCTGCATGCTGGCCTCCTTATGCCATCGGAATGTGCGTCACCACTCGCGATAGCCGCGACAGTCCCCACACCATAGCATCAAGGCGGTTTGGCGATCCATCAACGGATCGATCCCATTCCCGGCTGAAAGACAGCATTTCGCCTTCCAGCTGATCCAAACCGCGATTGTGCAAAACGCGTCCCTTTTCATAGAGCAGCGAGATCGGCTCGGCGCGGACGGTCTTGCCGCGCGACGCCACGACCTCCTGAACACGGACGGTCGGCTCCTTCCGCTTCTCCAGCAGATAGGCGCGTTCGGCTGCCTGCTTGACCACCTCTTGCACCATGTCGCCGCCGAAGTTGCGTTCCACCACCACATCGTCGGCATCGAATTCATCGTGAGCGCGGATCACTTCGTCGCCCCACTGGCCGGGGCTGGCCGTCAGTGTGCGATCAGCGAGCACGCCATAGCGCCCATCGTTGAGCAGGGCACAGACCACGATCCCTACATCATCCGCGCCACCGGACGGATCGACGCCCACCGTAACCAGCTCGATCTCCTCTTCCTTGATCAGCTCATGCCGCAGCCAGTCGTCCTTGAACAATGCGTTACCGGGATCGAGGATCATGCCGCCCAGCAGCTCCTGCCGTCCGAGCCGCGTGCCCTCGTACAGCTCGCGCATCTTGCGCATGAACGACGCCGACAGGTGCTCGGCGTTGTCGAACGTGGTGCCGCTGGTGATCCGAATGTCATCCATCCGTGTCAGCTTTTTCATGAACGGAGTTGGACGCGGTGTCGTGGCAATCAGCACGCGAGGCTTGTCGCCAAGCCGCAGCCCAAACATCATCATGTCAAAGACTTCTTGCTGGTAGCGCATGCGCCCAATCTCATCGATCACCGCCAGCTCGCACTGCGGGCCGCGCAACGAGTCCGGCTCCTCCCCGGAGAACATGACGGCCATGGCACCGTTGGGCCATTCCAGCCGGCGCTTCGATGCCACCCAGCGCGGGCGAAAGCCCTGCGGGGACGTTGCCAGGATGCCGCTCGATCCCTCAAGGTTGACATCGTGCACGTCGGCAGTCGTGGGGGCGATGACGTGGATGCGTTTCAGGCCCGAGCGAACCGCCATGTGCACCGCGCTCGAAACCGAATGGGTCTTGCCTGTGCCGCGACCGCCCAAGAACAGCCAGCACCAGTCGAGATCACGCGGCGGCAGCTGCGCATCCCGCGCTGCAAATATCCAATCCTCTGCCATTTCGTCAGTGAGGCTGCGCGCCAGGACGGCGCGCTCGGCACTGCTCAACGCCGCCAGCCGGGCGCGGGCATCGTGCACCCGGTTGATCTCCACGGCAAAGCGATCAAGCATCCTTTATGGCCTCGCCCTCGATAATCGGGCCGTCTGCCAGACGGTCCAGTGCCGCCATGATCCGGTCGGTCGAGGAGGCTTGCGCGGGCATCGCATCGTTGAGCGCAGTTTCGCCGCGCGGCTGAATGTCCAGCCCGAGATACTTGGCCCGCCGGTCCATGAAGCGCACGCACAACGCGCCAGATTCATGATCCCCTTGACGGGCCTTCTGGTAGAAAATCTGCATCAGATCATCCAGGCGATCGAGATCGATCGCCAGCGCCCGTTGCCGCATGCTCGGATTGACCCCGCCCGACATGCGGGCGACTGCCGACGCGACCTCTCCCGCATCGGGATAGCCCAACGTCTCGGCAATCTGGCGTTCCGGTACGCCGTTGAGCCTGAGACGGAAGGCTTTGCGGTCCCGCTCGAAACGTTCCGCCACGTCTTGATAGCTGACAACTTCTGCCGACATGGCGCGTTACCTGTGCTGTCTCGCCACGCGCGAGCGGCGCACCTGATCAACTCGGGGCCGTTCAACTTCGTGGCTGCTGCGAAAAACAACATGGCGTAAATGATGCGACATGGAGTGCCACAGCTCGTCGTCCTGTTCGCCCAGCCGCTTGCGCAGCTCGCGAAAATCTTCAAGGGCATGGCAGGCGTGGCGATGGATGGCGTCGTGATTGGTCCACATCGGATTTCCCCATGGAACTCGTGACGGATAATGCCGCCGTACCGGAAAAGGTGCAATGGCGTGGCGCGGAGTCGGTTCGACTCCCGGCAACGTCGCCCCGCCTTGGCCGCAAGCTGCTGGCGCGGACGCTGGTCGAGGCGTGGTGCGAGGGCTTGGAGCTGCGCCGCATGGCCGCGCTGGCATGGCGGCCCGGCGCGATCATTGAGCTGTCGAACGCCGCCGGGGCGCTGCTGGCGATCGAGCAGGGCTATGAGCCTGATCTGCAGCTGGAAGACTTCGGCGACATTATCGTGGGCACGATCGGCAATGTGCTGCACGATCGCGGCGACGATCAGCGCGAGCCCATCACCTATACCGAGCTGGACGAAATGGCCGACGCCTATCTGGCGATGGTGCAAGCCGCGAATGAGCTGGACGAGCACAGCCCTGACGACGCCAAGTTCCTGCGCCAGACCCGCAAGCGGATCAACACCGCCGTGAGCTTGATCGTCCGCGCCCCGCTGTTCGATCGCTCGACGTTCGAAGAGTGGGCACTGGTGAAGGAGCCCGACTTTTCCATGCTCGCTGGCGTCGAGGAGCATTACCGCCAGTTTAAGATCGACTATGACGTGAGAGACGTGGCCGACATTCTGGCCGCGCCGGTGCAGCCGATCGAGGAGTGCGCGCTCGCGCTGATCGATCAGGCCGCGATGATCCCACCGCTCGGCTTTCGCACTCTGCGCCAGCTGCTCCCGCGCGCCAGCTTCGTGCTCAACGCCTAGTCCGGTATCTCGCCCACTTCGACCATGATCGGCGGATGCTCGGTGCCGATGATCTGCACATGCACCGGCGCGCCCGCGTTGAGCGCGGCCAGCTCCATCGGCGTCGGAAACCATGCCGTGGTCATGCAGGGCGTGTTTTCGCCGACCACCTTGGCGTTAATCCGCTCGTCCCGGATCGGCAAGCCGATGAAGCCTTGCGACTTGCCGATGACGCGGGTGGTGCCTCTGATCCGGCCTACTTGCACGACGGCAGCGACGGGTAGCGCCGGCAGACTTTGGCGTGGACCTTTGCCTTCTGCGAAGCCGAGCCGTGCTGCGATACCCGAGCCAGCGCATTGGCTGCACGGGCGCGCGTGTCGATCGGATAAGCGCGCTTGCCGGGAAACACAAACGAGGATTTTGGCAGGCTGTTGCGCTTCGATGCTTTCATGATCTCTCCTCCTACGATTGAGGCCCGCGCGCCCCAGGTAAAAGGATTAAGCCCAGGACGCGCGGGCGACCGCTGTTGTTGCGGACACCGGCGGCTGGTCCGGTCGAGCCCATGAACGGATAAGCAAACTCGACGGCGGCAGCTTAGCAGTCGTCGTCCACGTCGCGGAAGTCGCCTTCATCCTCGATCTTGAGCTGGCTGCTGGCGAGCAATCGCCGCACGTCATCGGACGCAATGTCGGCGAGATACGCAACCGTATGTCCAGCCGGAATGATCAGCTTGCCGCCTCGACCGTCATCAACTTCCAAATCCTTGTCGGTAACGTTTGTGAGCATGACAGACATCGGAGCTGCCCTCCTATTCGAGCTGCAGCACAGTGCCACAAGATCAAAAAGAACGCGCAAAACTTGACTTTCCGCACTCGAAAATCGCCTAACTCCTTGTTTTGACGTGCCTTATACGGCTTGCGAAGCCCAGGGCAGCCGCTATAATCGATTTTCGATTAAGAAGTGAGTGTTTGCTACCCTGCTGTTTGACAATTCGAGCGCCGCACGACCCGCGTCCAAAGCGACGTGCGCCCTACCCGCAGCTCGATCCATAGTCGCTCCAAGTCATGCGCGCTTCGGCATTGCCCCCGAGGATCGAGCCCGACGCGCATAGATGTGGGAGAGACCGAAAACGACTCCATGACAGTGTGACAATACTTAGGACGGCATGACGCGACTCACGTTGCGCTCGTGCCGTCTCAAAGTGTTGCCTTCGCAACACTCGCCGCGCTTGCAGCGGCGCATCTCAAAATTGGAGTCACGAAAATGAAAGTAGAATTCAGAACCCACGAATACGAGTGGTCGCACGGCAAGCAGCCGCGCGGTTACGGCTATTGGGCGTTTAGCTTTCCCGGCACGCAAGCCGACTTCTTTTGGTTTCAAGGCTCGTACAGCGACGCCAAGAAAGCAGCCAAGGACGAAGCGCGCCGCCGCAACTTCGCAGAAGTGAAGGTGATGCCGTGAGCACGTCAATCGATCAGATCAGATTGGCTGACGGCTCGCGCGTTCGCTGCGGGCTGATCGTTCACCGCGTTGACGATCCGTTCCACGTTGCGCGGATCGAGAAAGTTCACGGCGCAATGAAGCTGACTGTTCAATGGGAGAACGGGTGGCTTGAATTGGGCTGCGAGCCCGACGAATTCCAGCGATGGAATGGAGAGTGATCACTACAGAGCAGCGCCGCGCGCGCTGCTCGATAGTGTTCATCCTGAACACTCGCCGCCTTGCATGCGGCGTTTCTCGAAACATGAGTCACACATCATGACAAACCACCTTACCGCCCAGGCCGAGGTTTCCATCGCAACGGCAGCCGAGATGATGGAAGATTATACCGAGGCGGGCGACAACGTGTTCCTTTGGGGTGCACCCGGCATCGGTAAGACCGATATCGTGCACCAGCTCGGAGCGCGGAAGAAACGTTGCGTCCTCGAATTCCACGCAGCCTTGCGTGAGTCCGTTGATCTGCGCGGCGTTCCTTCCGTTGATCTCAAGACGGGGACCACCAAATGGTTCACGCCTGACGAGCTACCGCAAGCGAAGCGCGACGGCGAGGAAGGTTATCTGTTCCTCGACGAATTCAATCAAGCAAGCCCGCAGATGCAAGCGGTGCTTGCCGGGTTGGTGCTGTACGGGACGATTGGCGACTATCGCTTGCCGAAGGGCTGGCGCTGCATCGCTGCGGGCAACCGCGTCTCTGATCGTGCAGCTGCGCAGCGAATGCCCTCGCACATGCGAAACCGTTTCGCGCACATTTACTGTACGCCAGACGTGATTGCGTGGACGAATTGGGCCAGCACGAACGGCGTCGCACCCGAGATGGTTGCTTTCATTCGCTTGCGACGCGAGTTGATCCACCGCATGCCTCGCGGTGACGAGAATGCGTTTCCCACGCCGAGGTCACTGACCAAGGCTGCGAAATACATCAACGCCGCTGATGATCGTCGCTTGCGATTGTTAGCCGGCCTGATCGGTGACGACGTTGCAGCCGAGTTGAACGGCTTCATCCGGCTTTATCGATCGCTCGGCAGCCTGGAAGATATCGTGGCCAATCCCGACCGCGCCAAGATACCGACCGAGCCAAGCGAACGATGGGCAGTCTGCACCGGCCTTGCGCGTCTCGCTGACCGCAAGAATTTCCCGCAGATCATGAAGTATGCCGCACGGCTCGACGGTGAGCCCGCGACGCTGCTTGTTCATGACGCAACGATGATCAAGCCCGAGCTAAAGCAGACGGCCGCCTATTCGAAGTGGGCCGTTGAACATTCTGACTTGATCCTACAGTGACCACTACAGAGGGCAGCGCACGCGCTGCCTTCGATAGTGTTCATGTGAACACTCGCCCCTTGCAGGGCGCTGTCAGAAGACAAGGAGTCACAAGTCATGACAACGAAACTCAAAGGTGCAGCGAAGCGCGAAGCTAAGGGCTTGCCGCCGATCAAGGCGCGCAAGCCAGTAGCTCCCAAGGCTGCGATGGCGATGATCAAGCCTGCAGCTGCAGACGTGATCAACGTACCGTATCGCGAGCTAACGAAAGCGCCGAGCAAACCCAGCAAGCCGCTTGCCTCGCCGCTGTCTCGCAAGGCGACGCTTGTGTCAGTCGCTGTTGCACAGTGGACGGCCCGCAAGCTGGACCGCAAGCTGACCAACGAAGTGTTGCGCTCGAAAGGCGCGACGCCAGATGCCGGCCGGTTCAACAAGTTGCTGATCGAAGCCAAGCACCTCGAAAAAATCGGCTCACTCGTGTCGCAAGCGCGCAACGCGCACTATCGCTACACCAAGCCGTGGTGCGATGACGGTATGCGAATTCTGCCGAACGAGCTTCACCAGAAGTTCGCCGACGAATTCCGTCGCATCAAGCGCGAGTTCCACGAGGCGGCCGATGAATTCTGCCGCGACTATCCCTCGTTTATCGAGGAGCGCAGAACGGCGCTTGCGAAGATGTTCAACGAGGCCGACTACCCGAGCGCGCGGGACATTCGAAGCAAGTTCAAACTCGACTCGAAGTTGTTTCCCGTCCCCGACGTTGGCGACTTTCGCTCTGATACTCTCGACGCTGACACGATCGAGGATATCAAGCGCGATCTCGCCGAGACAAACGAACGCGTGTTGAGCGACGCCATGAAGCACTCGGCCGAGCAGATCATCAAAGTGGTCGGCCACATGTCGGAGAAGCTGCACGAGTACAAGCCGAGCAAGAGCAAGAAGGGCAAGAAAACATTTTTCACCAACTCGCTGGTGGAGAATGTTCGTGAGCTTGCAGACTTGCTGCCTGCGTTCAACTTCACCAACGATCCCGAGTTGAACCGCATTGCAGCTCGCATGAAGCGCGAGCTATGCCAAGACGATGCCAAGGAGCTGCGGGTGAGCGAACGCGTGCGCGTCACCGTGCAGAAGTCGGCAGACGACATCCTGAAAGATGTCAACAAGCTGCTAGGCTGATCGGCCATAGCGTGAACGGCGAGCGCGCCTCGCCGTTTGCAGTGGGGCCGTACCTCACTCCGTCCTTGCAGACGGTCAATCAAGGAGTCACACAATGGAAAATCATGACGTGGACAAGACAGCTGCTCAACGCGTTGCAAAAGCGCGCGCCGAGCTGATCTTGTCGCAAGTGTTCTATTCCGTGCTGGTATCGAACGTTGATCCCAAGCCGTCGCGAGCCGTTCCCACGATGGCGACCGATGGGCGCAACCACTTCTATAATCCAGACTTCATTGCGACGTTGACACAGACACAGCTGCTCGCAGTGCAAGCGCACGAAAGCGAACACGATGCCCGCCGCCATCACAGCCGCAGAAACGGCCGTGATCCCGAGGAGTGGAACATCGCTTGCGATCTCGCAATCAATCCTGATCTGCAAGACGCAGGCTTCCAGCTCCCCGAGTGGGTGCTGCTCGATCGGAAATACCGAGGCATGTCTGCCGAGGATATCTACCGAACGCGGGAGCTTGATCGCGCCAAGCAGCAACAGCAGGACGATGATCAAGACGAGCCTTCGGAAGAGGAACTTGACGACGCCGAGGCCGAGGCGAACAAGGGCGACGCTGACGACGACGACAACGACAACGACAACGACCACGGCGACTGCAACGAAAACGAAGACGAGGACAGCAGCGGCGACACCGGCGACGGTGACGGCGACGAGCAGTCAGAGGATGACGCCAGCCCCGGCGACGGGGAGGGTGAAGGCAAGGGCGATCCGACAAGCAGCGGCGACCCTGGCCGCATGGGCGAAGTGCTCGACGCTTCCGAGAACGTCGCCGAGCTGGCAGCTGCAGACAGTCAGTGGGAAACAATCCTGCGACAAGCTGCATTCCTTGCCGAGAAACGCGGCACGATGCCCGGCCATGTCACGCGTGAAATCAAGCGCGCTGACAACCCGCCGCAAGACTGGCGTGAGACGTTGCGAGCATACTTTGATCAAGGCTCGCTCAAGATCGAAACATGGAACCGGCCCAATCGTCGCTTTGCCGGTGCGGGCATTTACTTGCCCGGCCAGCGTCGCGACGGCATCAACCGCGCCGTGTTTCTGATCGATACCAGCGGCTCGATGGATCAAGTTGCGCTCGCTTGCATCAACAATGAAGCCCAAGCCGCGCTGGACGACGGTGTGCTTGATGAAGTTGACGTGATCTATGGCGACACGCGAGTCACTCGTGTCGACAACTACCGCCAAGGCGACGAAATACAATTCGATCCCCGAGGCGGGGGCGGCACTGATCTCAAGCCGCTGTTCAAGCACGTAGCAGACGAAATTGAGGACGCGTCCTTGATCGTCTGTTTCTCAGACATGGAAATTGGCGATCCTGGCCCCGAGCCCGCGTGCCCCGTGCTGTTCGCAGCAACGGGGTATCCCGAGAGCGTGCGCCGTTATCTCGCCAATGCTCCGTGGGGCGCGCCCGGCATCGATGTCGGCACGCATTGATCACTAAGCGCGGCCCTGCGGGGCCGCGTCATAGTGTTCAATCGAACACCCCGCACTTGCAGCGGGTGATCTGCAAAAGGAAAGGAAGTCACATCATGACTGCTACCAAACGTAAACCGAGCCCCGTCATGCAACGGGCCGGGCGCGACGCGCGCGTCAGCAGGGAGGTCAATGCTGCTCTGGCTCAAGTCGAACGCGAGTTGATCGCTATCATCAAAAAAATCTGCGCTCCACGCTACAAGCAGAAAGAGACGATCAGCCCCGCTCAAGCCTATCGTCTCGCCAATCAGCGTCATCGTGGACCGGGACCGACGCCAGCGCGGCTGATGTACAAGATACAAAACGGCAGCAAAGTACCGTGATCACTGCAGAGGGGCTGCAACGTGCAGCCCTTCGACAGTGCTCATCCGAGCACTCCCGCCTTGCAGCGGGTTATCTGAAAAGGAGTCACGTCAATGGAACCCTATACAATCTTTCTGATCGTCTGCGCTGTCTTGGGCGTTCTGCTCATTCGCTACATGGGCGGCAATAACCCATTCACCACGCGGCTTTGCAATGCGTGTCGCGAAGTCATCAATGACCGTGCGGAAATCTGCCCGCACTGCCACACCGCGACCGGGAAGTGATCGCGATGACAACGATCCCCAAATGGAAACCGCTGCGGCGCGCCGGCACCAAGCCAGCGTCTGCAGCATTGATCGGCGAGACAATGCGCATTTACAAAATCAACGCCGAGGAAGCGAAGCGCATGCTGGATGAATACGAATCGGGAAGCGAATACTGGCTCAACGATCTGTATCAAGTGCAAGTGCGTCGCTTCGACGTTGCCGGTGTGCACATCAACATCCGGCGACGCGACGGCGGCCCGATCCTGCGTGACTGGCGACACTTCCAGCAGATCAAGAATGAGCTGCTGGGGCCAGAGTGCGAAGCGATCGAGCTGTACCCCGCCGAGAGCCGCAAGGTGGACGAGTCGAACAAGTACCACCTATTCGGCTACAGCGACGGCCGGCGCATCCCGATCGGCTTCGAAACTCGCAACGTCAATCTGGACACGCAAGGCGATCGCAAGACCGATCGTGGAATGCGTCAGCGCGGCAAGACGATGGAATTCCCCGAGGGAGTTCCGACGCGGCGTTGCCAAATGTGCGGAGCGATCGAGGACGAAATGCACCACGATCGATCCGCGCGCGATCGTGTCACGACGCTGAGCCAGATCACGCATGAAGACAAGCCGATGCTGGTTTGCATGTTGTGCGAGGAAGGCCACAGCGAATGGAAAGCGGCGCAATGCTGTTCCTATCACGCCAACGGCGGCGACTTGTCGCTTAGTTGTGGCGGGGACACGCCATGAGAACGCTCGCCATCTGCGCCGTCCTGATCGTCCTGACAGGATCGGCGACTGCCGGCTCGGCATCGTACTACCGAGCCAACGGCAGCTATGCCGGATCATCCATCACTCGCAACGGCCACACCACCTACACCAATTCCGGTGGGGCCTATGTCGGATCGTCCAGCACGCGCGGAAACACCACGACGGTCTATGATCGCAACGGCAGCCGCGCCGGATCGATCGTGGGGAGACGCTGACATGAACCGCAGCGACTTCTTTGATCAAGGTTACGAGCAGCACAAGGACGCCCCCGACATGCTGCTCGCGGAAGTCTGGCGTTTTGCTTGCATGTTCATCGATGATCAAGAGAATGCCCGCGCCTTCGTTGAAGGCTACACCGCCGCGCGCAAGCAGCGCGACGAGCACCAGAAGGAAGACTGAAACTCAAAAGCCCCGACTGCGCGAGCAGCCGGGGCTTTTTTTTGGCGTGCCGGTCTTGCATTCCGACAGCCCGCCGCGCGCTCTGCGAGTCACGAGCACGGCGCGCGCGATTGCGCAAACGTATCGGCTTCGCCTCGCACTCGCAACGGACCATTTGCCCAAGTCTAGCGCGTTCGTTTTCAACTTGCGGCGAGGCTGTGCGGTGACGTTTTCATCTTGCAAAAATATCCCTTGTGCAAGACCGGGGACTCCTCTCAACTCGCAATCGCAAATGTGTTGCCAGCCAAATGGAGAATGACCGTGTTTAACGACGAGAAACTGGCGCGCGAACCGCGCCCTTATGCGCCCTGCCTTGTGCTCGGCACCGTGAAGGCCGAGGGTCCGCGACGCATCAGCTACTACCGCGCGCACGATGGGCTGCTGATTTTCATCACGCGGCATTGGGGCGTGCACACTGTGCCCTGCCCGCAATGCGAGGACGCATCGTGAAGCGATCTCGCAAGCAGCCGCCCGCGCCGGTGCGCTTGAACGCAGTCGGCAAGCCGCTGTCCCCGCTGTTCGATCCCAAGTGGAAACGCAAGATGCCGCTCACGTCGATCCGGCGTCTGCTCGTGCCCTATCGTCCCGGCACGATGCGGTGGGTTCACGAACGCGAAGACGCCTGAACACGTTCTGCCGCCGATACACCCCCGGCGGCCGAAGGGGCCGCGTTGCGATTGGTATTCAGTCCGTGACGCAGCCCCACCTTTCTCTAACAAAAGGAGCCGCTGGTGAAAGCGATCTCAATCAAGCAGCCGTGGGCGCACTTGATCATTGCTGGCTTGAAGCCGATCGAGAACCGGACGTGGACGACACGCTATCGCGGGCCACTTTTGATTCATGCGTCGCGACGCATGTGCGTGGAAGTCGAAGCGATCGAGCAAGCCTTCGGCGTCGCGATCGATCGCAAGCAGCTGCATTTCGGCGCGCTGATCGGTGTCGTTGATCTGATCGACGTGGTGAAGGAATCGGCATCGCCCTGGTTCGAAGGGCCGTTCGGTTGGGTCATGAAGAACGCGCGACCGATCAGGCCCGTCCCTTGGCGCGGCCAGCTCAGTCTTTTTGATGTCGCCCGCAAACTGGAGGAGCTGTGATGTTCGTTTTATTGGCATACGAGAAGGACGCGGACGGCTTCGTGCTCGCGATGGTGATTGGGCCATTCGATGACGAGGCCGACGCGTGGACATTTCACGAAGGCAACGTGAGCTGCGACCACGCCGACGTGGTGCGGCTCGTGAGCGTGCAAGAGATCAACGAGGCAAAGTGAAAGGAAGAAAGCCGTGGTTAAGAAAAGCAATCCGATTTTTGAATCTGAAATGTGCCGCTCCAATCGCGTTCAAGGATTGACCGATGGGCGGCGCGATCTCAAAGCCGAACTCGATGCTGTGCACGCCCTCATGTTAGAGCGCGAGCGGCAGGGATTGGTCGAAAATGTCGGCTGGCGGAAATGGGTCGTGCTCTATGGGGGTAAGTCATGACTGCCTACGGCTATGCGCGCGTTTCGACGCGCGATCAAGACTTGAGCGGCCAGCTTGCCGAGCTGACGGCCGCCGGCTGCGCTCACGTCCATCAAGAGAAACGCTCCGGGGCAAAGACCGACCGCCCAGAGCTTGCAAACGTCCTTGCCAAACTTGGCGCGGGCGACGTGCTGATGGTGACGCGGCTCGATCGGCTGGCACGATCGACGCGCGATCTGCTCAACGTCATCAATGAAGTGTCAGCGCGCGGGGCCGGCTTTCGCTCGCTCAAAGATGCGTGGGCCGACACCACCACACCGCATGGGCGGCTGATGCTGACAATCCTGGGCGGGCTCGCTGAATTCGAGCGCGAGCTGATCAGAGCACGCACCGGCGAGGGGCGGCAGCGCGCACAAGCGCGCGGCGTGCGCTTCGGCCGGCCGGGCAAGCTCACGAGCGCTGATCGCCGCGCGATCCGCGATCGACTGCAGCGCGGCGAAACGCAAGTATCGATCGCGAAAGCTTTCGGCGTGCACGAGGCGACGATCAGCAGGAGGAAGCGAACGTGAAAACGGTTGACGTGCTCGTGGTCGTTGTCTGCTCGCTGTTATTTTCAATCGCGGCGGTGCTCACGGCACTCGCCGTCTATGCATGGACACACTGATATGGACGGAATCGACGCTGACGTGGTGCCGACGCTGCCGAGCGACATCGCATCGTTCTGGCACAAGCACCCGCTCGACAAGCGCGCCGAGCGCAAGATTGCCGACGTTGGCAATGGTCAATACGTGGTCGAGATACGCGGCACGTTTGAAATCTTTCGCTTCAGCGTGCCCGAGTACGGCGAGGTCGTGTTTGACATTCGCGGCATCAAGGACGCGCTCGCTGACGGCAAGCTGCAGTTTCGAATGTACGAGATGCAGCTGATCGCGGAGATGGTCGAGCATGTGCGCAACAACAACGGCGTGGAAGTCGGACGCATGCGCGAGCTGACCGCCGCCGATCTGGAGCGGCCCGGCATCATGGCGCTGTGGCCGGACTGGCACACCACCTGCATCGACGGCAACAATCGCATGGTGCGTCGCTGGGATGACGGGCTGCGCACGTTCCGCTTCGCGCTGATCGTGATGGACGAGACGATCCAGCCCTATGTCTGCCGGCCGGGCGAGGAAGCTGACACGTTCCTCGATCGCGAAAACGAAGCACGCGGCTTGCAGTCGATCGCACGCATGATTGTGCCGCACCAATGAACGACTGGAGCAACGAATACATCCTCGCGGTGTCGTGGGTGCTATCAATCGCGCTGTTCGCGGTGTTCTGCGCAACGCTGCATCGGGTGATCTGATGCGCTTCGATCTCACTCGGCCGTGCGGCAACTGCCCGTTCCGCAATGACATCCATTTCGGGCTGCGCCCCGAGCGCGTGCGCGGCATTCTCGGCGGCGGCAAAGGGCGCGATTGGTTTCCCGCGCCTTCGTTCCCCTGTCACAAGACGATCGAATATACCGACGACGACGGCGCGATCATTCCGGCGACAGCGCAGCAATGTGCGGGCGTGATGATCATTCTGCACCGCGAGAACAGGCACAACGACGCCATGCAGATTGCCGAGCGTCTTGGATTGTGGGACTCGTCCAAGCTCAATCTGACCGCGCCGGTGTATGCTTCGACCGCAGCTGCAATCCGGGGACAGGACTATGACTGAGGAAGATCACACCAAGCTGCTGCGCTGCGTGCTCAACGGCATGGGCAAGTGCCTCGCCAACATTCCCGAGGCTTGCCTATGCCTGCAGATGCCGCCCGACGTGTTCGAGGCGGCGTGGCGCTACTTCAATGAACCGCTGCCGCTCGATAAGGATTGAACATCATGAGCATCGATTGGACAGACGTGCACGATGATTTCGATAGCGACGGCAATTTAATCGGCGACACGCAGCGGAGGAAGGTTCCCAACGGCTATCTGTACCGCACGCGCATTTTAAACAGTGATGGATGGCAAGCCGTCGCGCTGTGCTTCGTCCCCTACGTTGATCCGAGCGACTTAATACCATGACGGTCGTTTGGGAGCTGCTGCACCCGGAAATGACCATTGGTCATCTTGGCTTTCTGCTCGACTGGCTGGACACCGACGATCCGCGCAGCGCGAGCGATCAGATCGACGCTCACTACCAGCACGGCGGCGGCTGGTTCCCGTTCAAGGGCCACCGGCTCGCTGATGACAACTCACTGCAGTATCCCGAAGACCCGCCGCTGCAGCCGCTGGCGCAAGCGCAGCTGCGAGACGAGCTGGTGGTGCTCTATCAACACTCGTGGGTGGCGATCATTCAGAAGGATCGCAGCTTTGAAGTCGCCAGGATCGACTGACGTGGTGATCATGTGGACGGTGTATCACCGCCCGAAGGATCACCCCGACGCGCGCTGGGTGGCGCGGCGCTTCGAGGTCACCAACGTCGTCAAGCCCACCAATGACATGTTCGTGGCCGACTCGCTCAACGAGCTGCGCATCCTGCTGCCGCGCGGGCTGCACTGCATGCCGCGTCAACCCGACGATGATCCGACAATCGTGGAAGTGTGGCTCTGATCGGGTGGCGGTCGTCGCTCAAAGCGCCGGATCAGCTCCTCCAACATCAGCAAGTCGGAATTCTTGAACCACACCGACGCGGCGCGGCGCAGCGCGTTGATCAGCTCGGCGTCGGTCATTTGTCGAGCCCCTTCCATCGCCGCAGATCAGCAATCGCGGCGTCGGCCTCCGCGAGTTCCGCCCGCAGCTGTTGGCGCAATTTCTCCTGCGCAACCATCAGCCGCGCGATCTCTGCGGTGTCCCGAAGTATCTTGGCTCGCAGCGCTTCGATGTTGCCGCGCAATTCGATGTTATGCACCCGCAGCCGCTTGATCTCGATGGAGGCCTCCCGCCGAACATCGTGATACTCATCCATATCGTCGGGATCGAGCAGCCGCTCAACGATGTCGGTCACTTCCTTTTCTCCCGCCGCATGGCTTGGCGCAGCTTTTCCTGCGCCTCGTCGTTGACCATGCGCTCGGCGCGGTCCCGTGCTGCCAGATAACCCACGATCATAATGAACACGATCAGAAACAACGCCAGCACGCCCACGACCAGCAAGGCGCTCATCAGGGTGTCGAGCATGTGTACTCCTCCCAGCTCAACGCCCGCAGACGCGGCGACGCTGCCGGATAGCCGTTGATCTGCGTCACCAGCTGCGCCAGATCGAACGCCGTCAGCAGATCATCAAAGTGATCGTCGCCCGGCCCGTGGCACTGCGCATAGACCGGATTGAACCGGCCGTTGAGCCGGCGCAAGGCTTGCGCAATCCTGCGCGGATCGGTCGAGCAGTACCAGCCGGCAAACGCGATCAGGTGCAGCTGCGGCGCAACCCTGGTGAGCCAGTCGCTGAAAGCGCTTTGCTGATCCCGCGACAGCCCATCGGCATCGATGCACCAGCGCAGGCGCGGACACTGATCCATCAGCGAGAGCATCAAGCCGGTGCCAGCACAGACCAGCAGCGACGGCTCGGGCCGCTCGCGGTACTCGATCGCCCCGAAGCTGTTCACTCCTCGCCGCCACCAGCGATGGCCTGGATCACCGCCGCCATCGTCTCGCTGATCATGAAGGTCAACACCCCGTTGCCGGCGGCGATCGTCACCCGCACATGATCGGCATTCTCCTCGAAGGTGATCACCCGCGCCAAGTCAATCAGCACTTGCTTGCCGTCCAGCTTCTTGAGCAACAGCGGATTCATCGGATACCCCCTCGGCCTTGCGGATGCGATCGATCATGCCACAGACCGGACACTTGCGCGGCCGGAAACCGTGCGGGCAAAGCACTTGCGCCAGCAGTGCCTCGGCCTGCTCGCGATCGAGCACGATGTGGCCCTGCCCCTTGCCGGACGGCCCGCGCCAGGAAAGCTGGCGCTCGATCTCGGCAAAGATGGCCGCCAGCTGCATCACGCCCCCGTGGTGTAGCCGCCCGACTTGACCACGGTGTTGCCCTTGCGATCGCGGATCACGTCATGACGCGTGCGCGGGGTGCCAACCGTGTGCGGCTTGAACACCAGCGCCGGCTGCTTGATCAGAACCGGCCGGTGCGCTGCCGGCGCGATCGAGCCCCACGCCGTGCTGCGCAGCAATCGTTGCTTGAGGTTTATCATCCGTGCTTCCGTAATGTGACGCCGTGTCGGCCCAGCACGTCACTCAAGGCGTCGACCGACATTACCCCGAGATTGGACATCCGCAACAGCTTGGTCCGGCTCAAATACGTGACCAGATCATGCACCGTCTGCAACGGCGGATGGCCGTGCTGCTCGCGTTCTTTGTTCTCATACCAAATGGCGGTGTGGAAGCGCACGTTGAGCGGGCTCCGCAGCTCGATCGATTCGAGCGGCGTGGATAGGAACTCGTTGCTCGGCGACAGCCGCCGCCACAGGATCGTGGCGTCAACAAAATCCCACGCCTGCGTCATACCGGCTCCGTCAGACACACCCGCTCGGCCAGGGCGCGATCGGCCTTGGCCCCAACATATACAAAGCTGGCGGTGAAACGATCCGACGCCCGGTAGCTGCCAAGATGGGCCTTGGCCCCGGTGTCGCGGGCGGTGCGTGAGGGTGCGCGCGTCATGCGCCAGTTGGGATCATGCGCGGCACCGGCAATCTCGGCCGGATGCCCGGTGTTGCGAAACACCCGAAAGTCCATCGCCGAGTACATGCTGGCACACGCCGTGATCAGCTTGTTGCCAATGCCGCAGCCCTGATAGTCCGGCAACACCACTGACCTATGCCCGCGCACCGCACGCTGATGGGTCGAATGCCGCCCGACAAACGGCAAGTAGCTGTGAAACGCCACCGCGCGGCCCTCGGTGAAGGCGCAGAAACACCGGGCACCCTTGTGCAGCTCTGCCGTCAAGTAGTGGTGGCGAGAAAACAAACGCCACGCCGAACTATGCACGCGCGCAACGTCGAGCTGGATGGCCGGTCGTCGCCGAAGCAACCTCCATTGAAAATCATCGCTCGCCGGCAGGTAAATCCAGTCCGGGTCGAGCCAGTCAATCACGTCGTCATGACAGGTCACCGCAATGAACTTCTGGTTTCTTTTGCGCACGGTCTTGGCCACGGCAAGGCTGCCGATCTTTCCGACCACGCGGTCGACCACGCTGGTGAACTCGTCAAATACCAGGAGCCCGGCATGCTCGGCCAAAGCCCGCGCCAGCGTGGCGCGGAACTGCTCGCCGTTCGACAGCACACTATGCGGACGCAGCCAGCTCGGCGGTGAGCTGAAACCCACCGACGACAGCAGCATGGTGATGTCCTTGATCGACATCGCGGCGGGAAACTCGTCAATCACCGCGCGGTCGGCATGCCAATCGAGAGTGGTGGTGTAAGCTTCCGGCCAAAGTGTTTTTGCAATCGTGGTCTTGCCGCAACCGCTCGGGCCGACAATCAAGCCCACTTGCCACTCGTGCTGATCCAGCGGCAAGCTGACACGCCACTCCAACTCGCTGCGATCGGACGGGGACACGTCAAATATCCCCTCCAGCTGCATCACCCGCGCACTGCGCACAATCGGTGAAGAGCGCTTGATGGTCGCCGATAACGTCATGCAATCAACGCCCGGCAGCGAACGCCGTCAGCGGCGAGACGTGTCAGCAGCTCGGCTTGCTGCTGCTCGTCTTTGCACTCGATCAGAATTTGGAACGTCGGCGTTAGCTCCGGTGGCAGCGGCGGCTCGTCGGCGAGCAACTTCATCAGCTGCTTGTCCTCGAAGCCCAAGGCCTGGGCGTCGAAGTCGTCCTTGATCGCCAGCAATTCCTCCAGGAGAACATCGTCGTGCCAGTTGCTGGTTTCAGAGAGCCGGTTGTCGGCAATGCCGTAAGCGCGGCATTGGGCCTCCGACCAGCCTCTGGCGATCATCACCGGAACCTCTTGCAGGTTCTCCAGCTGCGCGGCTTGGAGCCGCCCGTGGCCCGCTATCACCGTGCCGTCCTCGCGAATGAGGAGCGGAATCGTCCAGCCAAATTGTCGGAGAGATGCCCGCAGCTGATCAATCTGCGTGGAAGGATGCGCACGCGCGTTTCTTGCGTAGGGTTTTAGTTTGGCAATCGGCCAGCGCTCGATCTGCGGCTGACGCTGCTCGGGGCCAAAGACCGGCGACTCGGTTGGCTGCGCTCGCTGCCCGCGCATCGCTCATTCCGCCGCGCGCTTGGGCTGTAACTGCGCCAGAAGGGCTTGTAGCCGCTCCTCCTCGCCCTCGGTGATGCGACGCTCATAACCAAGATTAATGGTCGCAACGTCGCCCTTGTTGACCGCATCGTAAAGCAGCCGCGCCGAGATGCCCAAACGCTTCGCAACCGCCTCGATCGTGCGCTCGGGAAGCCACGTCTTGTTGCTCATTGCCACCTCGGAGGCGGGGTGATGATCGCCGCCAGCTGCCGCATCAAGGGACAATCCGGGCCCGGCGTCTTGCCACACCCCGGCGTGAATGGACAACGCGGTCGCTCGTCACGCTCCAACTCGCCCGCACAGTCGAAGCCCACCAGATCAAGGTCAAACCCGTGCAGGATGTGGCTGAGCGCAAAGTCCATGCCGCACAAGCTGCCACGAGTTGGGCAAGCTGGCTACTTGTGACCGCGCTTGCCGCCGCCGTGAACGCCGCGCTTGTAACCCTTGTTCAAGGCCGCGTTGCTGATCGCAGCCGCAGAGGATTTGTCAAACGTGCGCTTGAGGGCCTCGTAGGTCGCAGGGTTCTTGATCGACTTGCCGTGGCTGCCACCACGCTTGCCACCTGTGGGCATCTCAGCTCTCCCATTGAACCTTTGTGGCAGCTCAACGATTATGGTTCCACGATCGATCCCTTGCCCCCCATCGGTCGGTCGTGCCTCACACTGTTGCTGACGACAGCAGGGCCGCCCGCCGTTCCCCCCGACACGAGCGGCCCTGTCCTTTTGCCCTCTCCCCCGCACGATCCCCACCCCCCAGGCTCAACACGCTCGCGGCTAATCTGAGGCAGCGCTGCATAAGCTGGGAACGTCAGCTGTGCGGGTTCAATGGCCGGGAGCTACTGGATAAGCCCCCAACGCAAATAGCCCACCAGCGAGCGGCTAATGAGCTTTTAGAGGGGGTCGTGTCCCGAGTGGGTGCCGCTGAGCCGCCGCCGCCGCCTCGCGCCCTGGGAAAAAAGGCGGGAGGGTGAAATGGAAACCGAAATTATTCTTCCCGATCAAGGAGGTAGGCGGAGCAAGTTTAAAACGGCAGTCATAATGTCGCAATTTGGTTGTGCTGAATAGATAAGTAGGATCAATAGGTTAGGTGACTACATAGTAGCTATGGGGTAGTCACCGAGAGAATTCTATTCTCGGTTGGTGATCTTGCGAAACTTGTAATTATTGCAAGGACGCGACGCACTTGAGCAGGCGACGCGACGGAGCGGGGGGAGTGCAGACCATGCGTGGATCAGCACAAGATCGAGCAGATTAACGCGGTAATGCGCGCCTTACCGGCCCAACGTGACTGCCTGCAGCTGCAGCTCGTCGTCAGCTCAATCCGAGTCGAGTTGGGCGATGGAGGATGGGGGTGGGCCAGCATGGGCGCGGGGATTTGATTCGTGTTGGGAAAATAATCCGGCGGCGCTGTGCGGGGGTGGCCCTTCGGCGGGCGGGTACGTCTCTCGGCGGCCAGTGTTCGTGGATCAAGCGCGAGCTGAGAAACGGAAACAGAAAGTGAAATTGGCAGTGACACGTACCTCTTACATTAGTTTTGTATGCATGCGCATTACATAGGATAATAACCTGTCACATCTGTCACAAGTGTCACAAGCGGCATGGCACAAGGGTTTGTGTGATGACACATATGACGGGAGTGACGGGACTTTTCCTTCTACCGCAGCGCACTATCGGCGATGAATATCCAACACGTGTCACACGTGTCACATACGTCATGGCAGTGACACGTGCGAGTGACACGAGACCTTGCGGCACTTGCCGCCAGTTTTTAAACCGATGTCTTAGGATAAGGGGATCAGTCGGGTCGCTCGGTGATATCGAGCAGTCTGATGCCGTCGAGGCCGCGCGCCTTAGCGGAGCGCCATCGTTTGAAGCCCTTGGCTTCCATGCGTTCGACGAAGGCTTTCTGAGTTCCGCAGCGTTCTTTGGTGGCTTCGCAGAACAGCTTCCAGGAGTTGAACAGCTCGGCAGAGGATGCGCGTGCGTTGACATCGGTTGTGAGGCAGGACTTATCGATCCATTGCTGCAGGGCGTCTTGGTTTTCGAAGTAGTCGGCGGTTGCGCCGAGGACGGCGGCGGGTGGCATCAGGCCCATGTGCTGCCATGCGACGAAGCCGTCCATGATCCAGCTCAAGATGCCGGGATATTCCGGCACCAATTTATCGAACAGCCCGAGATCGACTTCGCTCTCGGCGATCTCGACGGTGAAGGGGATCAGCTGCAGGCGGCGGCGCATGGCGCGATCGGCATTGCGGATGACTGGCTTGTTGTTGCCGACGACGATGATTTTGTATTGCGGCAGGTACTCGAAGGAATTCTGCCGCATGAAGTTGGCGCGCACGGTATCGCCGCCGGTGAGCTGCTTCAGCTTGGCCTCATCCCAGGACTGGTTCTGTGCTGTCTCGGCGGTGAGCACCAAGCGGGTGCCGCGCAGCGATGCCAGTTCTTCCTTGTGCTGGGGATGTGTGGTGGCCTGCAGCAGCTCCAGCGACGCCTGGGCGGCATAGTCGCCGAGCACGGCCTTGACCGTGTTGAGGAACGTGCCTTTGCCGTTCTGTCCGGTGCCGTAGCAGAAGAAAAAACTTTGCTCGGACGTATACGGCGAGGCGCAATAGCCGCAGACGCGCTGGAGATAATCGATCAGCTCCTGATTGTTGTCGGTGATGCGTCGCAGGAAGGTCAGCCACGTTGGGCAGACTGTTTGCGTGGCGGTGACCGCCGTCATCTTGGAGCAGTAGTCTTCCCGCCGTTGTGGCCCGAGCTGCCAGTCGCCGGGCCGATCGAGCCGCACGCAGGTTGTTGCCATGTTGAGCACCGGGGTCTGATCGAACAGCCCCATGGGGTGCGCGGTCTCGTCCTTGATCCGCTCGGAGCAGCGTCGGACCAGGGCTGCGCTTTCGGCGGTGCGTTTGTCGCCCTTCTTTTTGAGCCCGGCGCAGATCGTGCGGCACAGCTCGGCCATGCGGCGGTTGACGGTGCGCTGCTGATCGAATTGCCAGACGTGGCCGGTCCATTCATGGAACCCGATCGCCTCCAAGAAAACGAACCGATCGCCGTGGCGCTGCATGAACAGCCGCACCACGGCTTCATCGGTCAGCAGCCAGTTCGGCGCGAGCCAAGGATCGGGGTGCAACGGCACCACGTTGAGCGTGGGTTGCTCGTTCTCGTCTAGGCCACGATCGTCGCCCTGATCATCATCCGCCATGCGCCCCGTTTCCTCACAGCAGCCGCTCGCCGGCTGCTAATTGTTGCTGTTCGTAGTCGTGCTCGATTGCTTCCATGATGGCGATCTGCAGCGCCGCCGCGTGCGGGGTCATCTTCCCGAGCTGCACTTGGCGCTTGTAAAAAGGCCGCCGCATTTTCAGCTCGCGGCGCACCTCGTTGAGCTTTTCGGTGGCGCTAAACTCCCGCATCGGCTGCACTTTCGTCCGATGTTTCCCGTGAAACCTGCCCCCGGCTGCGTGCCGCTTGGCCGTAGGCCGTCACCTGATAGCGCGCCGGGGATGATCCTGATCGCTCGACCCATCGCTTGCGCAGGAGCGAGCGCAGCACACCGCGATGGAACACCGCCGGCAGCTGGCCGTCGCCGAGCAGCAGCCAGGTCAACAAGGTCCGCTGCTTGGCTGACATCGGCTCGCGCTTGGGACGCGGCAATCGGAACAGCTCGCGCTGGAACGCCGACATGATCACCTCGCCGCCGATGATGAAACGATGCGCAACGTGATGGCCGCCAGATCAGGCTGCAGCTCGCGCAGCCGCGCCACCGCCGCGTCGAGTGTGCCCAGCTCGATCTGCGGCACCCACCAGCACGGCGGATCAGCCGTGGCGTGCCAGAAGTCGGCATGCTTGCAGTCGGTGCCGAGCTTGAACCCGCGCAGCCAAAAATCGGGGTAGCTCCCGACCATCATGGCAAAAATGCTGCGGTCGCTGTCCTTGTGATAGATCAGTAAATGGCCGTCCATGTGCTCGGTGTGACGGACCTCGATCACGCCGCCAACCTCGCCGCCGGATATCTCCTTGCCGCCCGGAACCCAGGCCAGATTCATGATCTGCGAGCAGGCGATCTCGCCCATGATCCCGCCCACGCCATCGGCAATGCGCGCGTGCATCAAGCGCTTGCTCTTGCCGCCATGATCGCCTTCGCGCCCGCCGTTGTGGACCTTGCGCAGAATCTGCAACATCGTCACCTGTATGGCGCACATCGCATTCTCAGCCGTCAGTGTGCAGCGCCGCCCGATCACAGCGCGCCCTCCTGCATTTGCTGTTGCACAATGTCGGCCGCGTCCTTGCCAGTCCGATCGACCGTGAAGGCAGCCGCGCGTCGCCCGGCAGCGTGCCAGCGCGCCAATACTGCCGCCGCCGCCCCCTCGCTGGTTCCCGATCGGCCGTGCTCGCGCTTGCCGTCGTTGTCGGCCATGACGATCAACTCGCCGACGAAAAACAGTTCCGGCAACCGCTCGATCGCTCCCGCCGAGCCGAGCGCCCAGGTTGGGGTGTAGCCGAGCTGCAACAGCGCCAATCCCGTCTCGAAGCCCTCGCACACATGCAGGCGCGGAATGAACCATGTCTGTGCGCCGGTGCAGCAGGCGCGATGGCCGATCAGCTTCATCGCCGTGCCGCGTGTCGGCCCGAGCATCATGCCGCGCCCGTCCTTGCGGTAATCCTTGGTCAGAAAAATCCGCTGCAGCGCGGTCGGGGTGTCGCCCTCGATCGAGCGCATCAGCACGATCAGCGCCGGGGCCACACCGCGCTCGCGTGGACAAGCCGGATGGAACCGGGCCTCGACTGTGCTCGGCAGCACCAACCCACGCATGGCAAGATAAATCTCGGCCGGCGAGCCAACCGTCGGCTCGCCCTGCTCCCACACCGTCAACGCATACTTGGTCTTGCGTGCCCGCTCGGCACGGTCGAGATCACGCTCCATCCGATCGCGCTCGGCGTCATTCATGACGCGGCTCGCAAATCTTGCAGCGCACGCGACCGCACGGCGCGACGCCAGGACGCGGCCACACCGCACGCATGAATCGGGAGCGCAACCAGCCGGGCGAGTACTGGCCCTCGATCTTGACCGTCTCGCGCTCCTGCGCTGACGGCGGCTCGCGCCGTGCGCGCTTCATGCCCGCCGCCGCTTGCGCTCGGGTTCGTCCCACAAACCGCGCGCGCGGAACGCAGCGATGATGTCCTCGGGAGCGCAGTTGCGAAAGCACTTCACCACGATCGCGGTGTGACCTTGAAAGAATGAAAGTGAGGGATCGTGATCGTCATGCGCCGGGCAGCGCGCGATGAAATACTTGCCCATGCGTTTGGCGCGGATGCGCGCCGCCAATGCTGCCGCCGTCGTCACTGCTGCCTCCTCTACATAGCGCCGCCACTATGCTGCAGACCCGACCACTGTAATTTTTTCTTACATGTCACACTCCAAGACGGGCTTCGCCCTTTCGCTCACACTCCGATCGAGACGCGCACCACGCGCCACGCGCGCAATGCTTCCATCACATCTTCGAACTTGTCGGTGATCAGATAACCGTGGCCGGCTTTCATCAAACGAAACGCCAGCGCCTTCTGCTCGTCGGAAGGATGCTCGCCTTTGCGCTTTAGTTCAAGGAAGCAAACCGGGCCGCCAATGTGCGCGAGCTGAAAATCCGGCCAGCCGCGCTGCACGCCCATGCGCTTGAGTTTTCCCGCCGTGGCCGGATGCCGCCACTCGCCGGCAGGGAAATGCGTCCACGCCCAATCGTTTGTGCACCAACGACGCAGCACGTCGGCAACCATCACATGCAGATTGAACTCGGGAGCCGGCGGCGGCTTCACGCCACGCTGTCGCTTGCCCTTGAACAAGTGCAGCTGTGCAGCCATCAACGCGCTCGCGATTGTCGCTTGCTGCCCTGGATCACGCGCTGCATGCGCTCGTCACCATGCGGGCACAACAGCCGCGCCGGTATCTCGCCCTTGGTGACGTGCTCGATCAGCAATGCCATCTCCCAGCTGGCGTGCCCGCGCCGCTTGGCCCAGTGCACCGCATTCTGCGAATAGCCGATGGCAGTGCCCAACGCAGCCTCGCTGCCGAAGCGGGCAATAGCTGCCTCCATGAGCTTGCGCGCGCTCATTAATTCTCCAGATTGAACGGGGAACTTGCCGCAGAGTTATTCAGGCACATCTTGTAGCGGAATTCAACAATCGACTTTGGTTGGCAAACATACGATTGTTGTGGGCTGGATTGTAGAGGAGGACAAGCCATGGCATTCCAACAGAGCGCGCAGCCGCGTGCCGATATCAAGGACCGACGCAAGCAGCTCGGGCTGTCGCAACGCGAGCTGGCCGAGATCGTCGGCAGTCATGCCCAGACCGTAGACAAGATCGAGCGCGGGTACATCACCTTCTCGCGCTATCTCGATCCGATCGAACAGCATTTGGGCATCAAGCCGCAACTGGTCGAGGCGAAGGTCGCCGAGCAAGGCATTGATAAAATTCCTGTTTACGGTACAAGCGCCGTGACCATGCGGGCGATGTTCATGTTTCAGGAGCAAAGCGAGCCGGCACAGCTGGTGCTGCCGCCCGCCTGCTTGCGCGGCAAGCGCAGCGCCTACGGCGGCGTAGTCTCGACCGACGCCATGTCGCCGGTGTTCCAATGCGGCGATTCATTCTTCTGTGACGCCAGCCTCGCGCCGAGCGTCGGTAAATTCATCCTGTTGCGGGAGAAGCCGCCGTGGCAGCGCGGCCGGATCATTCTGTGCCAGCTCGTCTCGTTCAATGAACGAGAATGGATCGTGTCGCTGCTCAACAGCGGCGGCAAGAACCGGCGCGCCCGCGAGGAGCGCTTGTCACGCGCGGAATTCCCGATCTGCCATCGTGTCGTCAGCAAGGATTTCTGCTGACACCGTTGGCTTAATCGAAGGTCTATTGACGCCCTTTCGCCGAACCGGGTAGGCTGGCTCGGTCAAGGGGAACTCAATGGCACTGACCGCCGCCCAGCTCGCCGCGCGCGAAGGCAAGATCACCGCGTCATTCGTGCCGCAGCTGATGGCTGGCGACATCGAGAAAATTCACAACAAGTGGCTTGAGCTGATCGGCGATCCGGGCTGGCAGCCCGAGGACATGACCAACAACTGGCCAGCGTTCCACGGCAGCTTTTCCGAGCCGCATGTCATCGACTGGCACCAGCGCCTGACACAGCAGCCGCTGACACGGCGCGGCGAGGTCGCACACCATCCGAGCCTGCCCTATGTCTGCGCCACGCTCGATTGCTTCCGCGAGGCCGACAGCTGCGTGATCGACTGCAAGTGCCCCGGCGCGTGGATGAAGCTTGATCATGTGCTGGCGTACTACCAGCCGCAGCTGATCGTGCAACGCCGTTGCGTCGAGTGCGACAACGTGGCCCTGCTGATCTCGCACGGCGGCGCGACGCCGGCTGAATATGCGGTGACAATCGAGCCCGACTACGAGGCCGTGGTGTGGGAGCGCATCAATCAATTCCAACGTTGCGTCGAGACGCTGACACCGCCGGTGGAGGTCATGCAGCTGCAGCCGCTGACGCCGCCCGAGCAGTGGCGCACCATCGATCTTGATCAGGAGGGCGAGCTGCCAAATTGGGCACCTGACATGAAGGCGCAGCTGATCGAATGGTATGTCACCCGCGATGCAGCGGTGGCCAACGAAGCCGCGCGCGACGAGATCAAGAAACTGTTGCCCGAGGATGTCGGCAAGTTGCGTTTTGCCGGAACGCTGGTGTCACGCAACCGCGCACGCGCCGTCTCAATCAAACGAGGGAAGTGAGGAGCCACATGACCAACAAGCGACGCACGAACCTGCAACCGGCAGACACCATTGCCGACTCCGATCTGCCGGCCAATACGCAACCGGCGCGCCAGACACTGGCGGACATTCGCACCGAGGCCACCGCCCGCGTCGCTGACGCCGCCCACAGCGTCGCTCACACCATCGCCGATCTCGAAGCATGGCGCGCGGAGATTGATGCCACCATCGCGTTCCTGAAAGCGCAGCGCGGTCGATGATAAATCCGTTGCAGCACTGCTTGACTGGAGAGTCGGCGGAAATTGTTGACCGCATCTTGGGGCCGTTCCTGCACGACTGTATCGGCAAGAACGACATGAGCGTGGTCAGCGGTTTGCTGGCGTCTGCCGCAATCATCGTCGCCACGCACTGCCAGCGCACCGGCGATGACTTCGCGGAGCTGGCCGAAATAAGCCGCCAAAACTTTGATGCAGCGCTGGTGGTCGTTGGAGAGATCGCATGAACGACGGTCACAGCAAGGAATACAACATCGCCGTGCAGCGATTGAAGATGCCGCCGCGCATGCTCAAGCTGCCGGTGGACGAGCGCGGCTTTCCGGTGCCGAAGTTCGTCCAGTGGATCGACGGCAAGCCCGACTTTCGCGTGGTCAACCAATCGTTCATGGCGAACGCGGTGCGGATCAAGCTGTGCTGGCTGTGCGGCGAAGCGCTCGGCCGCTATCAGGCATTCGTCATCGGCCCCATGTGCTCGATCAATCGGGTATCGAGCGAGCCGCCGAGCCATCTGGAATGCGCGCGCTTCGCGGTGCAAGCGTGCCCGTTCCTGACGCAGCCCAATCGCGGACGCAATGAGCACGAGCTGCCCGAGCATCAAATGCCGGGCGGCATTCCGGTCCTGCACAATCCAGGCGTCACACTGGTGTGGGTGACGGAGAGCTACAAGCCGATCAGAGTTGCGCCGAAAAAGCCCCCGCTGTTCCAGATCGGCGATCCGACCAGCGTCGAGTGGTGGGCGCGCGGTCGCACCGCGACGCGTGACGAGATCATGGACGCGATCGCGAAAGGTCTGCCGTTGCTGGTGAAGGAGGCCAAGCGCGAAGGGCCGGACGCGGAGGACGCGCTGCGCGAGATGATCTCGGTTGGGCTGGCGCTGGTTCCAACATGACCTTGCTCGATTTGCCGCGTGCCGGGTTGCGATGGTTGCGCACGTGGTGGCGGCAGGAACTGCCGCCGCCGCAGCTGCCACACTATGAACCACCGCCGCCGGTGCCGCCGGCAGCACCCGAAGTCGAAGCCGAAGCCGACCTTGACTCCTGGCAGGATGCCGAGGAACGGCATCAGTGGCGCTTTGAGCGCGAGGCCGTTGAGCAAGCCGGCACGTTCTATTTTAAGGCTGCGATTTTGGACGAGCTGAAAGAGTATTTCGTTATCATCCGGCGACTGCGCCACGTCGATCGCGACGGTTACAATATGTTTGCCAAGCTCGGCGCTGCCATCCTGCCGTGGCAAACGCTCAGCGTGCGCAGGGAATTTCCGGCGATCTGGCATGACCCGAAGACGCGGCCCGGCTTTGGTGCCGTCTGGTTCTTTGATCCTGACGACAAGCTGTTCCTTCCGGTCAAGCTGGCGATGTTTCAGAAGCTGGACGCCGCGCCGCGCGGTGTCGAAGCAACCCCGCATCAGGTCTATTGCGTCACGCTGTACTATGACCGCGTAAAGGTTCAGGCCGGCGACAAAAAGTGGCTGATCAAGCGGCTGCGCAAAGCCGGCTTCGGGATGCGCTATCACGTCAGCCTCGATCGCTCCGGCGATATCAAGCTGCTGAAAGAATTGATCACCCGCCACCACAAAATCGTCCGCAAGCACAAGCGATGGGATCGAAAGCAAACCCGGCCGCACGGCCCTGCCGGTTATCTTCCGCAGCAAGTTTGGGATTATCCCGACATGCTGGTCGACGTGTGGAAGGACTTCCAAAAAGACTTCAAAAGCGTGATGGGCATCGATGAATACGTGGCTGACTTTTTCAAGATCGTGGCGCAGTTCGAACAGGGGCAGCACACCGGCATCCGCATCAACCTGCATGACGGCGACACGACGGCCGCCTTCGCCGTGGACTTCAAACGCTCGGCATATTTTTTCCGCGATCGCGAGATCACCGCGTTGGCGCGCGACGGCAGGCGCAAGCGCATCTTTCACATCGTGCGCCCGCACGCTCGCCATCTTGCGACCAAGGCAACCTACGTCAGAACGCACTTCCGGGGCTTGCGCGACTTCGAATGGAACGGCTACCGCGTGCACATCACCGTGCCGGGTTGGCATCATCCTGACTTGCTCAGGGCAACCTTCTCGGCAGTCATCATGCCGGATGACGAACCGATGCCGCCGGACATGATGACGGTCGAGCAGGGAGTCAAACGTCTCGCCGCCGGCATCGCCGGCAAACCCCACCGATGGAGCCCACATGAAAGCGACGATCGAAGTGAAGGACAAGAAGGAAGCCGAAGCTATCCGCACCGGGTTGGTTGATCCCAGCGTGCGCGCGTTCGTGGTGATCTTGGGCGTACTCAACGCCCTAACGCCGCGCGCCCGCGCTCGCGTTATGAACTACGTCAGCGATCGCTTGGAGGAGGAGGAAGCCGAGGCGGCCCAGAGCGCGATCAGCGGCGGCAGCAGCGGCATCAAAGAGGTCAAGGCATGAACGTTCCCGCACTGCGCCCAACCCGGCTGCCGATGCCGGCTGGCATAGACGATCCCGGCAAGTGGCGCGTGCTGGTCGAAGCGATCTTTCCCAATGCGCAGAGCGCGGAGTCGGTGCTGCTGGCACTCGAATACTGCAAGCAGCGCAATCTCGACGTGCTCAAGAAGCCCGTCAACATCGTGCCGATGTGGAACAACAAGCTTGGCAAGTATGTCGAGACGATCTGGGCCAGCATCAACGAGATCGAGGTCACCGCCGCGCGCACCGGACAATGGGCCGGCATGGACCCACCGCAATGGGGGCCAATCGTGCCGCGCAAGTTCACCGGCCGCAAAAAGGATCGCGGCGGCTGGGTTGATGCCAGCGTGGAGGTTGCCTATCCCGAGTGGTGCGCGGTCACGGTGTATCGCACCATCAGCGGCATGCGCTGCGGCTTCACCGAGCCGGTGTACTGGCTCGAAGCCTATGGCCGTCTCGGCGGCAGCGAGTTGCCCAACGACATGTGGTGCAAGCGACCGCGCGGGCAGCTGCACAAGGTGGCGAAGGCTGCCAGCTTGCGCGCGGCATTCCCCGAGGAGGGCGACTATGCCAGCGAGGAAATGGAAGGCGCAGTGATCGACGCGCCCGCGCCGCCACCGCCGCCGGCACCGACCGACAAGTGGGTGCCGCCCGAGGACATCCCAGCCGACGAGCCAGACGGCGAGGAGAGCGTTGATCCTGAGACGGGCGAGGTCGGCCCGCGCTTGATGCCACGCGGCGATGAAGAGGAATGGCGCGAGTGGTGCCAACGCTTCCTTGCCGAGCTGCGCACGGCACACGGCGGCCCTGGCGCGCTGGTGGAAGTCGATGCATGGGAGGCAGCAAACGCCGAGATCATGGATCAGCTCAAGACCGAAGCGCCCAAGCTCCACGTCCAGCTCAAGGCGGCGATTGGCCGCCATCGTGTCTCGTGCGTCGGAGAGCAGAAGCAGGAGAAGCCGCCCGATGATCAGCAAGGAAGCACAGGAACAGCACCCGCGACTGGTGAAGCTGATTGAGGCTGCGTCAAGCTCGGTTGAGCAGATATTCGCCAAGGCCGGCAGCGTCGCGTCGATGTTTCACTACGTCAAGAACAACGGCGACCACATCGTGACGCTTGCGCCGGTTCATCTGGAGAAGGACGAGGGCTTCGAATTGATGCGCACGATATTTGCAATTGAGAATGCCGTGGCGGTGATGTTCATCGGCGAGGCGTGGACGTTCGTCGCTGACATCAACGAGGCGCGTGCACATGTCGAGAGCGGACGCAGTGCCGTTGATCATCCCCGGCGGATCGAGATCGTAACCTTTGAAGCCGAGGACAGCACCGGCACGCTGTCCGGCCGTCGCACGATCGAGCGGCCAGCAGGCAAGCGCCCGCAGCTCGGGCCGTTGGAAATCGAGACGAGTAAATTCGCCACCGGCCGTCTGGTTGGAATGCTGCCGAAGCCGAGCAAGGCGACGTTGCAATGATGGTCGAGCCCATTGCGTTCATGCTGATTATCTTCGCCTCGTTTGCCTGGGGTTATTCCATCGGCCATCGCAAGGGACGGGACGATGAAGCCTTCCGGCGTTCGCAACAATGAAGCGCGTCAACTATATCGTTGGCGTAGCCGCCGATGGAGACGTGCTGGTGCCTGCCGACAGCGAAGCGCGCGGGCAGCTGGTCACGCTCGAACACGGCGAGAAAGTCTCGGTCGAGATCACGCGCCCGCGCCAATCGGAGCCGATCAAGTTCCGCGCGCACATCCATCTGACCTTGGAGCGCGTCGCTGCCGCGATGTCACGGACGGTTGGCGTGATCTGGAGCGTGCGCGCATTGCGCGGCTGGCTGTGCATCCGCACTGGCCGCGTGGATGTTCTGACATGGCCGCCAAAAAGCACGGTGATCCCGCATGCGATCGAGGACATGAACGCGTTGGAGCTGGAGGCATTCTGGAAGGACGCTTGCCAAGTGATCATTGCTGTCGTGTTGCCGCTGTTGGCAACGGACGAAGCTGACGACATCCGCACGCGTCTCATGTCATGGAGAGAACTCAATGGCGATCACCAGAGGTTTTAATCGGGGGCCGATTCAGCAACGCGGCATGGCTCGCATGCCGAGCGCCAATCCACGCGCGATCGCCGCGCTCACTGCCTTTGCGCAAGCCAGCAAGACCGGCCCGATGAACTTCGACCAGCTCTACCGGCATTTGGTGGAGGGCGGGTTTCAGCCCAACGAAGCGCATCTGGCGGTGGAAAGTTTTGTGCGCAGCGCGAGGGGCAAGCGATGACGAGTTTCGATGATTTTATCCGCAGCATGAACCGGCTGGACGATGACGTGATCTGGCACATTGCCACGATGGCGGCGGCCGTTGCTGGTGAGCGCGCACAGCAGCGCGGCCATGACGACATCGAAAAGGTTTGCATTGAGTTCGTGGAAGCGATGGCCGACAAGGCGGGCACGCATGCCATGGTCTATACACTCGATGCCTGATCTCCCCCAGAGGGAGCGGCGGCGGTGTGGATTTACAGTTCCCCGATGAAGCGCCGCCGTCGTCACTCTTTAACCTGAAAGGACACCATGACTATGACCAACGGACGCAAGCCGCCGATGCCGACACCGACCATGCCGCGAGCTAACACGCTGCCGCCAACCACGCACAACATTGATCCGGTGCAGGACGAATACGCGGAGGAGGCGGGCCGCGCCGCTCAACGCTTCCACGACATGCGCACGGAGATCGGCCGCCTCACGCTTGAACTGGAGACGTGGCGCAGCCGGGCGGTCGTCGCCGAGGATGGATTGAAGCGCGCCGATCAGCGCGAGAAGGACTTGCACTTGAAACTGGAGAACGTGGCGGCCAAATTAACGCACGAGCGGGACGTGTATCGCGATCGGCTGACAACGCTCAAAGCCGAGTTTGCTACCGCCGGCAATATCATTCTCCATTGCATCAAGGTTTCGGAAGACATGATGACGCTGGGCGAGCGCGTGGAGGCGCACGATCATCTGGAAAAGCTGGCGCAGGAGCTGGACGAGCCGTTGCCCAAGGTGGTGACGGATGGGCCAAGGGAGAGCTAACCATGCCCGACAACATGTTCGGTCTAAAGGAACGGATCGCGTCGAGCGACCGGTTTACGGACAGTGAAAAACTGTTCCTGCAGGAGGCGGTGAATCTCATTGCCAAGACCAATGGCGTAGTCGAGCCCGGCAACCCGACGTGGAAAACCATTCCCGCCGAAAGGGTGTTCGAGGCTGGTGCAAAGCGTTGCCCGACGTGTGGCGCGGCGGCGCTGTGAGAGCGAGCGATAAGAAGTTGTCCATGGCCTTGCGCAAAGCTGGCCTGGATGAAATGGCGACGCGTGCCGAGGCGGGCTACTACAACGAATTTTTTGGGCCACTCGACACACCCGAGCTGCAGCTGGCCGACGATCTTGCCAAGATCGGCACACCGAAAGCGATGGCGGTGCGCCGACTGGTCATCGACGGCGAGTTTGATGCTGGCTCAGACGAGTCCGAAGAGTGGGCACAGTCGCCGGAAGGCAAAGCTGCGTTCGGCAGATTGATTTCAAAGCTGTAGCAACCACCAGATCAGCGCGCCGATGACCAGCCAGAGCGGCATCGCCAGCGACGCGCCGATGATCAGCCCGCGAAAGAACAAGCAGCACGGGCAGTCGGTGAAAACATATTGTGTAACACGGCTGCTCCAATGATCTTTCGACTGGCACCAGCTCGGCGTGAACGTCTTCGAGCCCCAGGCAAGGAAGTTGGACAGCCAGTTGTCAGCCCACTCAACCGGGCTGTCGGGGTGCGGATCATCTTCGGGACGAAATTTCAAATGAACACACCGAAACTCTCATTCCGCGCAGGTTTTTGGGACGACGTAGCTTGGGGCGCACCAGATAGTCCGGTGCGCCCCCTCTGTGCGAAGTGTCACGGCCCGTTGCCAGAAGTGCCGTTGATGCTATCTCGCGACGACGGCTCCATGATCCAACTGTGCAACAAGTGCACAGAGGCGTGGCTCGTTATGGTTTAGCCGCGCCGGCCCTTCGGCTGCGCGCCGCCAGCTTCGCCGGGCTCGGCCGGCAGCGTGTTGTCCGGCCTCAAGCCGGGCACCTGCGGCGTGACCGGAACCCACGCCCAACCATGGTTAGGGACGAAGGCAATCAGCCACGCGCCGGCCTCACCACTGTCCGGCGCGCCCGGCAAGGTATTATCGGGACGCCCACCCTGACCTCCCGGCAAACCCTGATCGGGCCTCGGCTGATCTCCCGGCAGGCCCTGATCCGGGTACGGCGGTAGGTGGATCGGATGCGACGGCCGACCGGGTTCGCCTGCGATTGGATGCGCCGGATAGACCGGCACATAGATCGGATGCGTCGGCTCGCCTGGAGCCCCCGGCGCGATCGGATGCACCGGATAGACCGGGATATAGATCGGATGCGTCGGCACGCCCGGCGGCTTCGGTAGACCCTGATCGGGACGCTCGCCGCCAGAGGGCGGTATCCATGGATGCTCCGGTGCGCCGTCTCCTGGCAGGTAGATCGGATGCGTCGGCGAGCCGGGCACGCCGCCCGGCGCGATCGGATGGGTCGGGAAGCCCGGACCCTGCGACGGATAAAGTGGGGGCTGTGGAAGCGTGTTGTCGGGACGGCCGCCGCCTGCGCCGATGCCGCCGCCCCAACCGGGATCGACGGGGCCGCCGCCGCCGACAGGAATGATCATTGCTAGAGTCGGGTTCGTCATTTCAGTCCTCCTGTTGCTCAGTTTATGCGACGGCCTAACGTCTCGGGGATCATGATACTCGGCGTCGGTGCCAGCTCAGCACCGATGGCCGGACCCTGGTGATGACCGATGACGCGCACCGCCGGAAGACCGAACAACAGCGCGACGATCAAGTAAAGCGCGATCAATGCCACCACCAACAGGTAAAGCCGCTGGACATTCCAGTCGATCGGCCATTGCATCCACTTTGCAAACATGACGATCACCGCGCCAACGAGCACGAGGATGGCCACGATGATCGCAACGTTGATGATGCCGAGAACAAAACCGCTGAGAGACATGGGCTTTACCTCCACAGGAACTATAAAGTCTGCCGCCGAGTTATCTCGACACTGCCAACCATGAGGAAACGACCATGGCCGAACCACGCAAGGACGAGCAAGACGAGCAGAACAAGAACCCACCACCCGGCTCGCAGCCGAACTATCCGCAGCCTGGACAGGGCGGCTTCCAGCCCGGCCAGAACAACCCGCAGAACCAGCCCGACCAAGACCAGCGCCAGGGCGGTAAAGAACAGCGCCAAGGCGGCAAAGAACAGCACCAGGGCGGTCAGAACCAAAGCGACAAGCGCGACCGCTAACCACGAGGCGTCGGGAGCGGCACGTCACACAACGGCGGCTCCCATCGCAACGCCATTGCCCGCGATCGGATATAGGCACTGATCGCCTGTTGCGTCCCGAGCTGCGCACGCTTCGGCTGGTCAATGGGATCAGTCACAAACAGCACGAACAGCTTGGCGGTATGCTCCACGAACGCCTCATCATAGGCTCGCAACGACAGCGCACGGACGCGCTCGCGCGTCTCAGGATCAACGCAGGCCGCCGCCGGCTGTGAACTCGACTGCCTCGCGACCAAAACTGCCACCGTGCCGATCAGCACCAGTATCGCCATAAACACAACGACGAAGGTGCCGAAGGCGAAGCGCGTCATGCCGATGGAGCCATCGCCACGATCATCTCAACGGTCTGCAGCAACGTCACTGCGTCCCGCGATAACGTGACCGCCTTTTCGTTGATCGGCCCCCAATGCTTGCGGCGCATGCGCAGGCCGACTGCCGTCGTCATCACCGCAAAAGCGGGCGAGTATTTCGCCAGCCACTGATAAGCCGCGCCATTGCCGCTGCCGTACACGTCGAGATTGCCGGTGGTCGGATTGATGGTGAGGGCGAACGTCGGCAGGAAGCCGTTGGGGTTGTCCCAATAGACCGCCATCAGCTCGCTCAGCGACTCGTCGGCGCTCTCCATGTTCCAGCTGGTCTGGAACAGGCCGGCTTCGCATGTGTCGGATTCGATATTGCTGGCCGACATGTCGCGGCCTTCGCAATACTTACCTGACGACTCGCGCATGCCTAAGCCGATCATCAGCGTGAACAGCCCGCGCAACGCCTCGACACCAGCCCGATCCACTTCGATGCCGAGCTTGTCTAGGTCGGTTTCGTACCAAGCCAGCGCGTCGGTTTCTTCGGAACCGGGGATAACGTCGGCGGCCATGGCCTCGGCCCACGACTTGCCCTGCCCCAGCTCGATCAGCGCGAGCGCGTAGCACAGCGCCATGCCGGGGATGTAGCCGGGCGGGGCGCGGCCGCGATCCGGCCAGGAATAGAACATCAGCGGCGATGCCTTCGCCAGCAACGTGACGGCGGTGGCGATGCCGTCCGGCAGGCGCACGCTGCCGGTCATCATGCGAGCAGCGAGATCATCCAGCGAAGCCCACGTTGCCGGCCCGACAACGCCGTCAGCGGCGAGCCCATCCGCGCGTTGGAACGCCTCGACTTGCGTTGCCGTCACTGATCCGAACGCACCGTCAGCGGGGATGCCAAGCACGGCTTGCACCACGGCCACGTCAGGACCGCTGTCGCCCTTGCCGAGCACACGTCGATCGGTCGTTGGCGGCACCGGCTCGATCGTTTCCGGCGGCCGTGGAAATGGGAGGCTAGGATCAGGCGGTGTCGTCGCCTCTTCGTCCGCGATCGCAGCGGCGATGGCATCACAGATCACGTCGAAGTTTTCCCGGTACAGCGCGGCGTCGGCTTCGGAGTTCACGAAGCAGATTTCCAGTAGCACCGCAGGTTTTTCAGTCTGATTCAGGAATGCCAGATTGCTCGAATACTTTGGTCCGCGGTTGATGAAGTCGCCGGCATCGCTGATGGCATTGACGAGCTGCACCGCAGCTGCCTGCCCGGTGTCGGACTTGTAGAACACCTCGCAGCCGACCGGATTGCTGGTCTGATTGCTGCCGTTGAACGTGGCACTATTGAAATGCACGCTCACGTCCAGATCGCGATCCTGGCTGTTGTGGAATGAGATTATGCGATCCAGATTTTCGCTCTGGTCGTTGCTCACGTCATCATGGAACGTCACCACGTTGACGCCGAGCTGGCGCATGATGGTGGCGCTGGCGTTCACCACGCGCCGCGCTTCGTTGACCTCATCGAGTCCCCACGGCGACGGCCCTTCCGCGCCTCTGATGTAGAGGCCGTGGCCGGACGACATAACGATACGCATATCAGCCCTCGATCAGCGCCCGCTTGGCGGCCCTTGGGCGCTTGGTGATCCTGGCCGCCATCTCTTGCATGTCGTCTCTGGTGTAGAGCGCCATTTCGCGCCAGACGCTTTGCACGTCTTGCCCATCGAACAAGCCGCCAGCATCAAGCACGATGGTGACGGGATCGTCCCAGCGATACACGGTGCCGTCAGGATATTTCCACGCCGCCATCATCTTGTCCTTGTCTACCGGGTCGGCGATGGCGTTGATGATTGCATCGGCGTCAGCTTCGGTCTTGCCGTGATCGGCAAGCCACGACAAAAATTGCCGATGGCTCACTGCCACTAGCGCCGCTTGCGTCGGATCGGGCGGTGCTGGCGCGACGAATCCGCCTTCCTCGGTCCAGGTGTAATACGGCTGCACCTCCGGCCCGCACTCGATCCAAGTGCCCGGCACGGTTGCGCCGAACACCTGATCCGGCGTCACGTCCATGCCGGCCGGTGGCGTGAACACTTCGGCCACCACGCCGTCGACCACCCGCGCATAATGAGCCATGCCGCCCTCGCTTTAGTCCTGCCGGACATGCGTGATCTTCACGCGCCCATTGGCCCCGGCAAGCTGGTAGCCGTAGTAGTAATTGTCGCTTTGATTGCCCGATCCACCACCGCCCGGTGGCAAGCCGGCATTGCCTTGCATGGCGTACAAGCGCCCGCGTGCGGTGCCGCCGCCGGGCGAGCCGCCCAAGCCCCAAAACACTTGATGCGGGAAGCCACCCGAGCCGTCGATCATTTCCATCCCACCAGTGCCGCCCTGACCCGGCGTCGATCCCACTTCGCCGTCGAGGTTGCCGCCGCCGCCGCCAACGCATGACATGAGCACCGGGCCACTCTGAATCGAAATGCTGGTGGTGCCGCCGGGAAAACCGCGATTGCCGCCGGCCTGATTGCCTTGCCCGCCAACGCCCACGATCAAGTTTAGAATCTGTCCGGTGACCACCCGCAGGTAGAGCAAGCCGTATTGTCCACCGCCACCGCCGCCGCCGCCGCCGCTACCAGTGCCAGCCGCACCGCCGCCGCCCGCGCCCCATGCCTCGATGCCGATATTGGTCACCCCGGTTGGCACCGGCCAGCTGGTCGAGGCGTTGAAAATCAGCACGGTGAGATCGAACGCATCACCGCCGAATTGCGAGGGTACTGGACCCACGACGTAGAACGATCCGCCGTAGAAAATCGCCTCGAATGGCTTCAGCGCATATAGGTCTTGCGGCGCGAGATTCAGCCCGTCGTTGCGCACCACTGGCACCGGGCCATGGCCGTCGAGATTAACCGTCACCGGGCCGGTGTTGGTTTTCTCCGGCAGAATGCTCAACGTCATGAAGTTGTTGTAAGCGGTAGACGGTGGATCGAGCGTGGCGGTGAAGTTGTTGGGGCCGCCGACGAACACGGTGCCGCGTGGCAATCCGCGCTGGATCAGGTAGCGCGCGGCGAGTTCGAGGTTTGTCAATCGATTGGGATTGTACGGCAGCATGGCGCGGTCAATGAGCGCCTCTTGCTCGCTGATCAATGAGTTGACCACTTCCGGCCGCAAGCGCACGTCGCAGCCGTTGCCGTAGTACAGCGCAGCGGTGCCGACCGGCGCGGTGACAGGCGGGTAGGCGTGCGTCGGATTCAGCTGGTCGTTAGCATTCGGTGCCAGACCGCCATCAGCTGCAGCGGGGAAGATACCGCTCATGTTTCACCCCTTTGCTGCACATGAATTCTTGATGTGAGCGTGGCGACTTGTTCTTCGAGTTGGTCAATGCGGCGCATTGCATCTTGCAATGCCTGGATCAACGCCGGCACACATTTGGAATAGTCCACCGACCATGGCGTGAAACCCGTTTCGCCCGGTTCGCCCGTGCCCTTAACGACAGCTTGAGGCAGCACCGGCTCGAGTTCCTGCGCCATCAATCCAACGGCATGCCCACCGCCATCTTTCCAGTCGAATTCCTGCACCGCCAGCGCGTCGATGATTTCGCGGCCGCGCTCAAACGGTACGTTGTTTTCTTTCAACCGAATGTCAGAGCTTTCAGCGTACACGGTCGAATAATCGCTGATTCCGATCACGCCAACCTGGGTGCCGACGTAGTTGTTGAACGAGCACGCATAGTTGCCGGCACCGGACCCGCCGGTGGCGGATCGGCCCCAGAACGTGATGCCGATGTGGCCCCAATATGTGTTGATCTGACATTCGGAGTTGCCGAAGAACGACACCGCGCCGGCCCCTCCGGTATAGGGGCCGATGCCGACAAGGCCATCGGTGCGACGAATGGTGAAAGAGTTCTGATTTATTGCGCCGGCATCGCTGTAAGAGAAGATCTGAAAATCATCCCGCGCGGCGTTGCCAATGCCGCGCATTGACCAGCGCCCAACGGTGTTTTTCTTGAACAGTATTTCGCCAACGTAGGTTGCGCCCGGCGAGTCGACAACAAGTTGTGCATTGTTGGCGGCCGGCGCTTTCAGTGTGAGCGACGGCGCGTTGAACGTCGCGGTGCCGGTGGCGCGCGCAATCAACAGCGGCGTGGTGAGTTGTGAGTCGGCGTCGGAATAGGCATCGATGCGGAAATCGCTGCCGGCGTTGCTGCCGGCCTCGGCGGTGCTATCGCCCAGCACCAAACGCCACCGCCGCTTGTTGTCGATGCGATTGAACCCGCTGATGGCGGCATCGTTGCCTGGGTTCTTGTAGATGCGGAACGTCGGTGCCGGGTCGTTGATCCAAACACTTTTGAACTTGGCCACACCGGAAGCACGGTCGATCACCAGCGGCGAGTCGATGCGCGCGCCGGCATCGTCGCAACGGGTGAGGGCGTAGTTCGCACCGGCGTTCGCCCCTCCTTCCGGGTCGGCGTTCATTTCCGCCAGCCACCGGTCGGTGCCGTTGCGCTGGTAGTGCACGAACGCCGGATCGTTGGTTGCCGTGGAGCTGAGATTGAGTGCCGGCTGCAGTTTGGAGATGGTGACGTTGCCGGTAAAAACGCCGCCGGTGACTGGCATGTAGGACGGCCCGCCAGCTGAGATCGGCGTCCAGCCATTGTTCAAGCGGGCATAGGTTTGCCCGTCAGTCGGCGCGTCGCCGATCTTGGTGTCGGCGTATTGCTTCGGCACCGCCTCAAGCGGCAGCGTCGGATCGCCGTGCAGAATGAGCGGGCCGGTGAGCTGACCACCGGTGAGCTGCAGCACCTGAGTCCACGCTGCACCCATGCGGCCATAAGCGAACGTGTCCACCGGCGCTTCCGGCATCGAGACAATAGCCGCGTCCACGTATGCCTTGCTGGCAGCATGCTCGGGCGCGCCGGGAATCACTGGCACCACCAGCGGGCCGGTCATGGTGTCGCCGGACTTGCTGACCTTGAGCGCGTCGCCGTCGTCCACGTACTGCTTGGTGGCGGCATGGTTGGGGGCGGTTGGAGCGCCGGGCAGGATGATCGGCCCGGTCACGGCACCGCCGGCCGCGTCCAGCTTCAAGTCAAAGCGCGCGATCAGCGCGTCGCCGAGATTGGTCACCAGATTGGTGTTGAACGAGTAGCCCATACGATCGACAGCTGCCAGGAACTCGGAGCTGATCGAGTTCATCTGGCTGTCCGTGAGCATGGTGCTGCAGTCGGACGCGATATAGAACGGCCCGCCACCGATCACCGTGTGGGCTGGGATATACCCGTTAGCAACACCCGGCCCAGGCGGCACGCCGCCCATATTTTCCGGTGGGAAGATTGCTGCCATTCGTCCCGCCCCGCTCGGTTTCGGCGGGATAATAGACACAAATCCGGTAAAGCGGAAACGGTACTAAACGTCGAGGTAGCGGCGGCGGGCCTGGATCGCCCAGATCGTGCCCCTTGTCACACCAAACTGCGCCGCCAGGGCATCGCGGGAGAGATCGCTGGCGCGGATGGCCCGAATTTGCCTCGCGTTGAACTTGGCACGAGCCGCCCTCACGCCCTGACTGATCACGGATCGAGGCCGCCGGTTGTTGTTCTGCTCGGTCCACGTCGCCCAGCAGCAGTTGTCCGGCCCATATCCTCGGTCATTATCGATACGTTCCAGCGTGAGGCCGGCCGGCTTTTCGCCCATATCAGCGAGAAAGTTGGCGAACGATCGCCAGCGATCGCACACCGTTATGCCGCGATCGACATAATTCGGCTCGCGACGGCAGCGCGAGCGCATGTCCTTCCACGCCTGATAGGTTGGTGTGATCTTGCCGTTTGAGGCGTGGCCGTGCGTCACCGGCCCGACTGGCTTACATGATGCAGTCCGCTTCACTTTTTTCATATACGCACCAAAAAGCATTCCTCGGCAGAATCTGCGGCAGCAGCCACTTCCAGACCTCATAATACTCGGGGTCGTGGGGCTGTGGCGACGGCACGGACGGCAGCAGGCAATTGGGCGGGATCACGCGCTGACCGGGCCACATGACGATGTTGAGCGAAAGCACCGGATGGTAGCACGTCGGCACCATCGGGATCAGCTCGCCCTTGCCAGGGATCGGATCGTCAGCGCAGTTGATCTTATCGGGGCAGGACTGCTGGTCCCGCGCCATCGTCCACCAGCCGCTGGGGTGCTCGGCCGGGCAGTCGAATTGCCCGGCATAGCGCATCACCATTTGTGCCCCGAACAGTGCCGCGAGCTGCGTGAGGAAATCCCAATTCATCACCTTGAACTTGAGCGACCAGATCAGACAGATCAGCAGCGACAACACCTTGTCGCTCCACTCGCCCTCGCATTCGTCGGGAAACGTGATGCCGAGCCGGCGCGCCCACAGCTTCACGGTGAGCTGTGCACGGCAAGGGTCCAGCTCGCGGAGCAAGACGCACAGCGCCTCAACAGCAGTAAAGCCCACCGCGCCGAACGAATCGATTAGCGGACTGCCGACCAGCGGCTCGTCCGTGCAGGCGATCTGATCCTCGCAACAGCCGCCGACGATCAGCTGCTGGCAGCCCACCTTGTTGCAGCCGACAGCGGTCGCGCCGAGACTTTGCGACGGTGGAATCGGCACCGGCTGCGTGGTGGCGTTGTAGACCTGTCCTTCCGGCGCAAACGAGCGCACCGCACAGATAAAGAAGTCCTCGTCCACATCGCACGGCGACGGCCCACAGCAGCCGTCCGGCACGCGGCATTGGATGCCCGGAAGATCGGGGCCGGATAGGTTCATCTTGTTGCCCGCCTCTGATCAAGCAGCTGTTGCAGCAACGGTGGTGCTGGCTGGAAGGTGGACTCACGCAGCTCAACATCCTCCAGCACAAGAAAGTGGCCGCAGTCGAGATAGGCCCAGGCGTTGTCTTCGCGGCGCAGCGAGTCATCAAATTCCAGCGTCACGTCAGCGAAGCAATTGGCGGTGCCGGATGCGTCCATGGCAGCGGCGCGGATGTGCTCCTTGCAGATTTTGCTGCCGACGCAGTACACGCCGCGAATGAAGGCGCGGAGCGCCTGGATCATCCGCTCACGGGCATCGATCGGACAGCCCTGGAAGCAGTGCGCGACCACGGTGAGCATGGTCGGAAGCGCCTGATAGTAGCGGCCGACAATGCCGACCGGGGCCAAGCCTTCGCCCTTGCCGGGATTGTGCCCCCACATCCACTCATTCATGGCGTCGATCACTTCGCACGGCGGCACGCCGTAGGGTGCATTGTCACGATCGCCGAACGCGCCTTCCATAAAGGGATAGATGCTGACCATCTGCGGATCACAACAGCCCTCGCATTCCTCGACGCAAGCGCGCGTGACGCCGGGATAAGTCGAGGTCGTCTCGACATACCACTTGAGATTGGTCGAGATTGCATTGGCGCGCTCGGCCGCCACGATGCGTGCCCGCAGCGAGTCGCAGCTTTCATCGTCACTGCCGCCGGTCATGCCGTTGCCCACCACGATCGCATCGATATCGATGCCGGGATAAGTCGTGGTGACGATCAACGCTGTGCCGGCTGGCATGTCGAACGCGGAGCCACCGGTGACCGAGACGACACGCACCACGGCACGGCCGGTGGTGTCGATCGTGGTGGGATTGAACGCCACGCCGGGATCAAGCTTGTATTCCCGCGCATCACCGGCAAAGCGAATGTTGGCGGGGATCACTGCGCCAGCGTCACCAGTGATCGCGACATAGCCCTTGGAGCGGGTCGCGGCGCGGAGATTGATGCCGTGCTGTGCGCCATAGATCACCAGATTGTCGCAGCACATGGTGACCGGATTGTTTTCTTTCAGCGCCTGCGTGACGAAGCCGTGCATGGTGTTGACCGCGCCGGCCATCACGAAGGCGAGCACGTCCTCGACCGACATGGGCAGCACCGGCGCACCGCCGAGCAGTCGCTTGCTCAACTCGGTGGCGATCGCCGATTGCAGCTCGCCGATATCAGGACGCGGCAGCGTGCATGAAATGTCGGTGATCAGTGCCATGTCAGAAGCCTCCGAATGCCGAGCCGAACGGGCGCTTGGCCTGTCCTGGCCGATACTCTTCCCACAGCCACGTCGAGTCGGGCATGGCCATGCCTTGAAATGCCATCGTGCGGCTGATGCCGGGGCCGGTGATCTTGACGATTAGACTCATGACCTTGCGGCTGGTGTACAGCGTGGTCACGTCCAGCGTGGCGACAATGCCCCAATTGATCAGCCAGTTCAGGGCTTCGAGCGCATACCGTTTGGCGGTGATCAGCGCCTCGTTGGTGGCGTAGCTCCATTTCAACGACCATAGTTTGGAGCCAGTCGAGAACTGGTCGGTGCGAAACGAGTCGGCCCACCAGCCGCCGTCAGCTTTGCCGAGCGGATGCTCCTCGCACTCGACGCGCCCGCGCGTGAATAGCTGACGGATGATCCAGCTCTCTAGCCACTTGTCGCGATCGAGCGTGCCGAGATTGTTGACGTGCAGCGCAGGATTGCCGCCGGTGCAGTCGGTCGGACACGGGGCCGGCGTGCACTCGGGCACGCGCCGCATGGTAATCGGCCGTTCGAATAGCGGATAATTGACGGTGCGACAGACCGGCTGCGGCGGTGCGCAGATCGCGCCAGGGCTAACTGTGGCCATGATCTATCCCCTCACTTGAATCTCGGCGCGCGGACAAGATACCACGCCGCAGCGGGTTCATGGATATCGATACCGCACGATGACGATCCCCGGATTGCCGTTGTATGAGTTGCCCGCCAATGCACCGCCGCCACTCCCATAGCCTGTAGAGAAGTTGTTGATAGGACCACCGCGTGCGTAGGTCTGTGCTGTTCCGCTGATTGAACTGCTTATGCCCGCGCCAGCGACGCTATAAGCGCCAACACCTCCCGCACCACCGCCGCCCGATCCGACACCGCCGGAATAACCATTACCGCCGGGATATCCTTGACCCGCTATTCCAGCGCCGCCCGAATAGACGTTGCCGTCATTCTGAAAGCCTACGCCGCCACCGCTTCCTCCGTCGCCGCCATAATAAGAACCGTAACTGAATCCATTGAACCAACTGTACGCTCCGCGACCTCCCCCGGTCGCAACGATCGTATCGAACGCTGAGTTACCACCGTAGCCGCCCATAGCAATTGACTGATTGCCGCCAGCGCCGTAGCTACCAACGGTGACCGCATAGCTTCCGACTCCCCGAGTCGTCGTGCCCTGCAACAATCCACCCGCGCCACCGCCACCGCCATAAGCGCCGCCGTTGTTGTTTGCGCCGCCGCCACCGCCTCCCGCGACAACAAGATATTCAAGGGTGACAAGGCCGGGAGCCGAAACGATCTGAAGAGTCCCGCCGGCAGTGAACGTGTGAACTCGATAGCCGGCGATGTCAGTGATCACGCCGCCGACGGCAACGACTGGTGCGGCGCTAATGATGCCAAACGATGGCGGTGCGAGTGGAAACATTTATTGGTTTACGCCCTTGGCTACGCCGATTAGATCGTAGGTCGTGCCACTCCATCGAAATGTCAGGTGATCCCGCATCGTGCCGCTGACCCATGGGCTTTGCGTGTAATTTGCGAGTCCTTTGAAATTAGCGCCCCACGTAACAGCGCCAGCGGCTGTCATCGAGATCGTGATTGATGTGTAAGTCCCGACTGCTGGATTGACTGACGGATTCGCAATAGTGAATGCGCCAGCAACTGCAGCAGTGAACGCTTGCGCTGCGGAGAAGTCCGCAGCCACCCCGTTGACGAGTGCAACCGGCACTGAGGTATAGATCGGGACGCCCTTGATCGTGGTTGCGTCCACCCAGACCGCGATTTGACCGGCGACCGGCGTACCCGAGCGCATGACATCGCCGACGCCAGCTGGCCCTTGCGGGCCAGTGTCGCCTTTCACCCCCTGCGGTCCTGTCGGCCCGGCCGGGCCGGTGGGGCCGGTGGGACCAGCGGGACCGACTGGACCGGGCACGGTGGAAGTTGGTCCGGTGGGACCGGTGGGGCCGGTGGGACCGGCGGGGCCGGCAGGACCGACTGGACCGGGCACGGTGGAATCAAGACCCGGAGGTCCAGGCGCTCCGGCGGGGATCGGCACCGGCGGCCCGACGAACCCGGCTTGGTCGGTGTATTCGAGCGCCTCGCCCGGTTGCAGGGCGAGCTTGTATAGCCGCGCGACCGTCGCGCCATCGGTGTGCAGCACCGCCACGTCGCAAGCAATCGCATCCTTGTTGCGGATGTGCAGCGCCTTGACGTTGCGCTGCGCCGATGCCGCAGGCGCGCCGACTACGGTCGTGGTGGTCGCGGTCGTGATCGCGAGATTTGCGCGGCCGGGCGTGATCACACCAGCCAGAGTGTCCACCCAACTCGCATGCACGTCGAGCGCCGCCGCTTGGCCGCTGACGACTTGCAACGCATCCGACGTTGAGGTGAGCAGGATCATAGCTTGATCATCACATTCCAGAATGCGGTTGGTTGCATCACGTTGAACGGCGTGCCGCTACCGGCGGCATCAATCGTCACGGCGGTGCTTGTGCTGATAGAGTTTGAGTCCACGGCCACGAGGACATTGGGCTCGGTGCCGCCATAGGTGATGGTCGCGCCAGCCCAGGCCCAGAGATAATTGAAAGTGGTGCGCCCGCCGTGGCCGTGCGGCACCAACTCGGCCAGCGTCTGCGTATGCCGTTCCTCACCCAACGTTTGGCCAAGCGTGCGCGCGGTCAGGCCGCCGCCTGCGCCAGCAATGGCGAGTGCGCGGCCGAGTTGCTTGGTCAAGCTCATCCGGCAATGCGCCGCCCAGGCTGACACTGCGTCGGTCTGTGCGGCGCGCGTCGTGGCAGTGCCCGTGCTGGTGAAGATCGGCGCGTTGGTATCGTTGATGTTGTTGAACAGAAGGGTAAACAGATTTTTGGTGTCGAGGTTGGCGCGCGTGGCCCCGGAGAGATCGTCGCCGATGGTGCCATCGTTCATGATGACCCAACCGGGATCGGCCACGGTCTTGAGCGTGAGCTTGGCGTCGCCAGTGGTGAAGCCTGCGCTCGACGCCGCGACGGTGACCGCAATCAGGAAGCCGTGCTCATCGATGTATTGCAGCGTGGCGGCTGGCTCCAGCGTAACCTTGTAGAGCTGCACCACAACCGCGCCATCGGCGTGTTGCACGGTGATGTCATTGGCCGCTGCGCCGCGATTGGACACCCACAGGCTTTTGAGATTGCGTTGCTTGCCGGCCGGCGGCGGCGGCACCACGTCGGTCGTCGCTGCGGTGGCAATGGCGGTGTTGGCGCGGCCGGGAGCGGTTGAGCTTGGCGGGGTGTTGTCCAGCCAATCGGCGTGCACGTCGATCGCGCCTGCAACACTGGTAACGAGCTGCAGCTTATCGGTTGGGCTGGTGAGCAGGATCATGCGTCACCAGACGTAGAGGCTGGAGTCGAGCGGCGCGGCCATCATGCCGCCAGTCCCTGGCGGCCCCTCCGGTCCCGCTGGGCCGGTTTCGCCGGCTGGCCCTGGTGGACCTACCGGCCCCTGTGCTCCAGGCACTCCCTGGGGGCCGGGCGGGCCGGGCGGCCCCTCCGGGCCGGGGGTTCCCTCCCCGCCGCCGGTGGCGTGGCTAGTCAGGTTGCCGAGCCCGTCGAGGTACAGCGGCTCGGCGATCGCCAGCGCCAGCTCCTGATCGGCGTCGAGATAGAACGGCTTTTTATAGTGCAGGGTGATATTCGCGCCGGTGACCTTGATCGGCGGGCTGGCCGTGGGCGGTGCGCCGCCACCGCCGCTGATGATCTGCCCCATCTGGTTCTGCAGCTGCGCGACTGCAGCGCCGACGCCGAGCAGAGAGACGACACCATCCTTGCTGGTGGCCTGCCACGGCTTGGAGCCGTCCGGCCCCTTGGCCAATCCTTTCTCGCCGCCGCCCTCGCCGTCGCCGCCGCCGCCGCCTTCGTCATAAGCATCGAACGTCACCGCGTCCTGCGCCGGTGTCACCGACGCATTGCCGCCGGCCCTGTGGTCGCGAGCGTGATGGATGGCACCGACGTAAACGCCGCCCGACGCTTCGAGATAGACTTTACCGTCAACCTTTTGCTTGTGCTCCTTGGTGGCGAATTGCGTGCCGTTCGCCGCCTTGACGTCGAAGTTGCCTTGAGTGTTGTAGCCCTGGCCCTTGTCGGCATTGTTCTTGAAAACGTTTTTGGTGGTGCCGCTGACTTTCTGGTCCTTGCCGTCCCAGTGCATGCCGGCGACTCGACCTGAGTCTTTGGTTTGCCCCGGCTCGGGATCGTCGCTGCCGCCGCCGTTGCCGCCGCCGGCTCCGTTGCCGCCCTGCTTCTTTTCCTTCTTGTGCCGGATGAAAAGTTTCTTGTCGTCCGGTGCGTAGGCAAATGCTTCGTTCTCGTCCGGCTGCGGATGCTCCTCGCGATCGCCGATGATCCACGCAATGACACGGCGTGAGCTGTCACCGCCCACGTCGGCGGTAAAGACTTCGTGCTTGTCGGACGGCTTGACGTGCGCGACGTAGCCAACGGGATGCAGCACGTCCAGCTTGTCGTTCTCGATCTTGCTGCCGGTGATGACGCGAGCGCGGAGCAGCTTGCCGTCGTTGTAAACCTTCTTGAGATAGCCACGCCGGATCATGTTGCGCACTTTGTGCGACAGATGATCGACGTGCTACCATGACCAATTGGGACCGCCCATCAGCCCACGCTCCCCGAGATCGGAGACGACATGAAGCTGCCGCTACCGGCCGCGCCGCCCTCATCGCCGCCGCCGCCCTCATCGTCGCCAAAGGTGTCCTTCGGTTTCAACGTGAGCGTGGCAAAGCGCGTGTCCTTGTCCAGCTCGAAGGTGACCGTGCTGATCTGCAGGTTGTCGGCGACGCCATCGACGGGGATAACCACCATGTGCATCTTGCCGACCTTCCACAGCTGACCGCCGTCGTCGCTCCACGTTGACATGGTGAGCTGCACATCCAGGCCGTCGCCCTTGCGCCGTTTTGATTCGCCGACCGCGCGCTTTTTCAACGTCTGCTTGTCGTGGTCGCTGTCGATCAGCATGTGGAGGACACGCTTGTGCTTCACGTACTGATCCTTCGCCTCGCCCACCATTTCCTCGGCTTCCTTGCCGTACTTTTTATCGGTCGGGATCGCGTTGCCCTTAGCCTTGACCTCCGAATAGCGCGGGGACATGTCGCGCTTGACCGACCACTGGTAAAAGTTCTGCCCCAGGATCAGCGGCTGGCCGCTGCCTTCGTCGCTGCCTTTCTTGGACAGCACCGTGTTACCCTGCTCGTTCTCGGTGAAGGTCAGATTAAACTCGCGGCAAGCGCGACGCATGGCGCGCTCCACCGACTCGCCCTCCTGCAGAATGAACCGTTCCAGCTGCCGGCTTTCGCCCGACTTGTCCTCCAACTTTGTCTCATAGCCTTCCATCAGTTTCTTACTGATCTTGCCCGGCGACTTCTTGTTCTCCTGGCCGCTGGGATGATCGGCGTGGCTGTCCACGATCGAGGATGCCAGCCCACGGAATGAGATGTCGAGGCGGTAGGAATTCTCGTCGCCGTGCGACGTGCGGCTGTCAACGCGGAACGTGCAGGCGAGCTGGCCGTCCAGCATCAGCACGCCTTTCACGCCGTCCATGATCTCTTGCACCGGCCCGGATGTGGCGCTCATCATTTCCGCGCCGGGCCATGCCAGAGTTACGTTGCCGCTGGAGGTGGCGTCTTCCTTGTCACGCTTGAACGTGAGCTTGAGGAAGTTGCCGAAGTTGCCCCCGGCAATGCTGATGAAACACGATCCGAATTCCTCATTAGCCATGCTCAACTCGCAGGGGCGATGATCTCGTGGCCGATCCAGAACGGCGACATATGGGCGTTATAGGCTTCGACTTGCGCCAGCCGCCGGCCATCGGCGTAGAGTTTGTGCGACACCAGCACGGACGGCCATTGACCGTGGACCTCGCGCTTGACGATGCCGGGCAGGCGAATGTTTTTCAGCAGGATCGAACGTGCGGCTTCGGCACGCGCCGCGCGGATGGCGGTGGAGAGCACGTCATAACAAACCTGCGAGGCCAGCTGCTCCTCGTCGTCATAGACCGCCATCACGAAGTCGAGGGCGAGAATGGCTTCCGAGACGGTTTGGTAGGTGGTCTGTGCTGCCGTCAAAGCATAGTCGCGAATGAGCGACAGCCGTGCGGCGACGATCAGGCTTTCCACGCTCGGCGTGCCATCCGACTGCGCCACCACGAAGGCGTTAAAGCCGTGCAGCTTTTTGAGCGCGTCGAGATGCAGCCGCCGGATGGTGGCAGTGCCCTCCGCAATCGGTGCGACCACATCGTCAAAATGGATGTAGCCGGCGCGTGTGCCGGTGACTTCGAAGGTGGCCGTGCTGTTGTCCGGCGTCTGCGCAAAGGCGAACGGCGACGGGATCGTGATCGGTTGCCGCGCTTGCAGAGTCTCGATCGTGACTGACGGCAGCGGCATGGCGCGGCCTTCGAGCACTGAGATCACGTCAAAGGACTCTTCGTCGCTCGCCGGTGCGACCAAACCGGCAAGATTGAGATCGATGGCGCGGGCCGCCTCGACCGCGTTGACATTCGGTTGCCAGATGGCGCGCAACGACACCGCGTCGATCGCCGCCGTGCCCGATGTGTACATGTTGGTGACTGACGAGCCGAGCTTGTACGGAGCCATGCTGGCGTTGGCTTCGACAAAATCGAAGTCCAGCTTCGTGCGCTTGATGTCCCTGCGATAATCGGCCGCGATTTTCAGCGTGACGCAGGCGACTTGCTGGCCACCAAACATGGGGTGCATCAGCGTGCCGGGCTGCGGGGACTCGGCCGCGCGCGCCATGCGGTTCGACTGCTCGACCTGATCGCTGCCGATCAAATAGCCGGTAACGTGGAAGCGTCTGATCTTGCGGCCCAGGTCTTTGTAGCCGGTGTCTTCCGACAGCGGATATTCATACTGATCGCCGCGTCGTCCGAATTCATCGTCGGTCGTCTCGCATAGAAACGGCACGCCCTTCCACGAGGCGTCGTTGTAAGTGGGGACTACACAGCCCGGCGCTGCCATGACCTATCCTCAATTGTGCCCAGCGCCCGAAGGCTTATCGGTGCCGACGCCCGGCGGCGTACCGCGACTGCCGGGAGCGGCGACTGCGCCGGGAACGTTGACGTTCACCGTGGCCTTGCTGATCGCAGCCGCAGCTGCCGCGCCGATCGCACCGCCGATCTGGCCGGGATTGATCGCACCGGCGAATGCCTTGCCGCCGGACGATCCGGCTTCGCTGATGCCTGCCTTCGCTGCGTTGCTGAATGCGTTGCCGCCAGAGGTGCCGGCGGTGGTCACACCGGACTGCACGCCGCTGGAGAACGCGGCAGCGGCATTGGTGGCGGCGGTTTGCAGATCGGTCGATGGCGCAACGGCCGGTTTCATTGCTGGCGGCTTGCCGCCGATCGGCTTCCCCTCGGTGTCCACGCGCACATTGCCCGGCGGTTGCGTCGATATCGGTGCCGGCGTCATTCGCGAGGTTACAGTTGCGGTGTCGGCGTTGACCGTGACTGCCGGCGGTTTGATTACCGGCGGAACGCCACTAAAGCGTTCATCGAATGTCGCCGCTTTCGGTCGCCCAAAATACGCTCCCTCGCCTTCCTTCTCTATCAAACGTTGACGTTCCCGCTCGGCGTGCTGTCTGTCGGCTTCTTCCTCCTCTGGCGTTTTTGGTTGGTCGACAAGCCCCAGCTTCCTTAGATTTGCCTTCACCGATTCCCAGAATACCTTCATGTCCTTTTGAACGAATTCGAGCAGTTGCGCCGAACCTTCGCCCGATGTCATGCCCGCAATTGCTTTGGACATCATGCCGTTGAACGCCGTTTGCAATTTGGCGACGATGGTCCCTGCGGTTTCATTCTCGATGTTGAAGCCTCCCAGCGCAGCATTTATCTGCGACGTGATATTATTCACCCAACCCGAATCGATTTTACCGACGGTAATTTTTAACAGTTGCCCGCCAAGGCTGGCCAAGCGTCCAGCAAGTTCCGATATGCCCGGCCCGATTTCCAATGCCTTGGCGTTGAGTGCGCCCAATGCTTGATTGACGCCCGGCATGGCAAACGTGCCCATGCGGTCGAACGACTCCTTGAGTTGGCTGGCGAGTTGACCGCGCAACAAGATGTTCTCTTGCGCCTGTTGCAATTGCGTTTTTTCGTCGGCCAGTCCTGCGCCGTAGGCTTGCTGAATTTTCGCTTGGTTTTCGCGGTTCTGTACCAGCGCCTTTTTGCCGAAGGCAGCCGCTGTGGTGTAACCCTCCGGTAACAGCGCGACATCTTTCCAAAATTGGTCGAGCTTCTCTTGTGCCTTCTTCTTGGCTTTCGGCGAGGGCGCGCCGGTGACCGCCTCTTCCAGTTCCTCGCGTTTGCCGGCGAGGATTTCGCCAATGCCGTAGGCGTCGAGTTTCTTGCCCTCCTTTTCCGCCTTTTTAATCGCCTCTTGGCTGAGCCCCAAGCGGCCCATGATTCCTTTTTCACCGGCAATGCCGCGCTTGGCACGTTGAGCCGACAACAGTTTGGGGACGCCCTTCTCCAGTTGCTCGAAACTCTTGCCGAACACAGACTCGCCGGCCGCCTGCCGTGCTTCGATCTCGTCCACCTCCCGGCGTTTTTTCATCGCCTTGCCGGTATTCTTGACCAGATCGTCGGCCTGGGCGTTGGCAGCCTTGAAGCCGGTCGCCATGACGCCCAACGCGGCGGCCAAAGGCGCGGCCGCGATCGCCGCAGTGCCGAGGCCGCGCCCAAGCAATCCGATCGTGCCGGCACCGGCTATGTCGCCCAGCCCGGTTGCCGCCGCTGTCTTGGACAGTGCAGCCGCAGCAAAATTGGCAAAGCCGCCACCTTTCGGCCCCTTCGGCGGCGGTCGTCCTGGCCCGCCGCCCACAGCCTTGGCTGCCGCCTGTGCCACGGCAGGCTTTGCAGCCAGTGCTGCGATGCCGGATGCCGCCTGCGCGGATGTGAGCCAGCCCATGGCCGCGCCGGTCGTGTAATCCTTCTTGGTAAGCGCCTTGCTCAGAGCCGGTGGAGCACCGTAGCGCGCGCGGGCTTGCTCGGCCGTGTCGCGGATAGTGCCGTGCCCTTGCATGCGGGCAATCAGCCTGTCCGTCAGGCCGGTCGGCCCCGGCTTCTGTACCGGATAAACTTCCTTCTTGCGCGCCAGCACCTTGTCGCGAGCAGCCTGCGCCCTCGCCAAGCCGGTCAGGTTGGAGCTGCTCTTTGCCAGTGCGGCTTGTTGTGCGACCAGCGGCGCGACGATCTTGGCGGTCTGTGTGACCTGCCCCTGCAGCGGCTTGAGCATGCGGCCGGTGACGGCCTGCGACGCCATCATCTGCGTCGCAGCGCGTTTCATGGCGACGTTCTGCGCCACCATCTGCGCAGGACCGCCAAGGCCGCCGATGTGTTTGCTGCCGCTCAGTCCTTGCAGCGCCTTGATCTGCGCCGCCAGTGCTCGGATTTTGCCTTCGCCCTCGACTGTGACGATCAGTCTGGCGGTGGAGGTAACGTCGGCCATTGATCACCCCTAGTAATCGTCAACGTCCGACTCTGTTGCGACCTCCGGTCTTGCCTCGCTGAGTAGCGCCACCATTCGCGCTAATCGTTTGATCGTTAAATGATCCCACGATCCAGGCGGCCAGTGGTGATTGAAGGCTATGATGTTGACGTTCTTTTCCACCTCTCGCGCGATGTCACCAACTTTCCCATAATTTTTCTCCTGATCGCGTAGTAGTCCACGAAGTCTAGCGCGTTGATGATGGCATCGCTCATTGGCAGATTGGTGCCGAGCAGCTTGCCAAACAGCCGCATGAACAACGAGAACTCCTGCCGCTCGCCGTTGCTGTCCAGAAACTCTGACAGCTCGCCGAGCGTGCGCGCGGAGAACTCAATCTGATGAACGACCTCGCCGTCGTCCTTGCCCGGTGTCAGGTGGATTGGATGCTGCAGCGTGTAAACGATCGGCGCATTCACGCCGTCGCCGTCAGCTTCCGCCAGATTGATATCGTCGGCCTCGCGTTGCAGCGAAGTCATTAAATCAATGACCTCGACCACGTCGCCCGACGACAGCTCGGACGCTTTGAACTCCTCGGGCTTGTCGCTACCGTTCAGGGCGCGGGCGTTGATCGCCACGAACGCCTCGATCCGTTTGGCGATCGTCGTATGGGTGAGACTGTCGAACAGCATCTTCGCTGTCGGCCGATAGAAAACAACCTCGTGGGCTTTGCTGCCGCTAAGGGTGGTGACATCCTGCAGTAACGGCAGCCGCGCATACTCTTGTTGAGCCATAAATCCTCTGCTCGATCATCCCTTCCTCTATGCCGCCAGCGGCAGTAGTTCGATGATCTCGTCGGTGATCAGTGTCAGCTTTTGGGTGTTCTTTTTGGCGTCATACGCATCCTCCGCGATGTTGGATGCGTGCTCGGTGGAGAACGTGCGGCCGTCGCACAACTCGACCACCAGCGGGACGTTACAAATCTCTTGGAAGTAGCGGACGTACATGTCGATCGGCACCACGACGGTTGCTTCAATCGTTGGGTTGCGATCTTCCAGCGTCCACTCGCCGTCATAGGCTTCGGTGCGGCGCTGATTGGTCACGATCACGGTCACGTCGCCGTCCGATTGCAAGCGGATGGCGCGGCCCTGGATCGTGAAGTTGAGCACGCCCTTACATTTAATGCAGATCGCCATGGTTTAAGCCCCTTGCGTTTAGACCGGCGGGATGCACGAGAACTCGGGTGCCACGTCAATGCTGGTGGCAATGCGGGCGAGCTGATTGACCAGATCAAGATCAATCATGACGTTGACGCGGTTGGGGTCGCAATTGTTGAACGTGTTTGTCCGTTCAACGCGCACCATCTTTTCCAGCGTCTCGGATGTGGGCTCGGCGGTCCAGCCGAATTGCGTGCCGCGCATCCAGGCGATGATCGACGCCTGCAGAATGCGGGGCGTGATGGCGCGCTTGCCCTGCGGAATGCGGGTGCCGTCATTCATCAGCGAGACGGACGCATAGTTGTGGCGATACCAATTGCCGAGATCGCGCACGAACTTGACCGTGGTGTAGCGACTCTCGACGCGCTGCCACGCACCGTCCGGCGCGCCAGTGTTGGGATCATACTTGTAGGTGGTCAGCGGCTCCTCAATCCACAGCTGCGTGTTGCGCAAGCCGCGCGAGTTGGCCACGTCCCAATTCATGATGCCAGCGTCATAGAAGGCGCGTTTCTCGGGCGTCGTCCACACCGTCGAGCACTGCCGCGAGTCGAACAGGAAGCCCAGGAAGCCGTTGTCATACTGCACCGGCCGCGATGGATCGTAGCAAGCGGTGCAGCAGACGCGCGATGTGGTAGCCGCCGCCATCACGTATCCGGGGTACTTATAACCGGTGCGCACCGGCACCACGACTTCCTCGGGATTGTTGCGATCGCGACCGTAGGCGGCGATGGTGCCTGCGCTGGCGGTCTTGCTGTGGAAGAGATGCCCGCCTTTGAAGTTGCCTTGCACGCCGCAGCGCCAGTTCTGCCGCACGAGCTGGATGAACGCCTCAATGGCGATCTCCTCCTCGGTGCCCAAGCAGATGCAATCCCACGGACAAGCCATCGCCGGGATCGCCGTGGTGTACTCGACCACGCCTGCGCCTTCTACGCCGGCCGCCTCGGTGACGGTGACGCCCTCGGGGAAGTCATCGCCAAACTGCGGGTTCCATACCGGCACGAACCAGTTGGATTGCTGGCCCTTGTTCTTGGCGGTGAGAGTGACGACAGCAGCCGCGCTGGTGGCCGTGAACGGCAGCATGGTATCGGCGTTGATGGCGGTGGTGAAGCCGAGCGCAACTTCATCGGCGGTCGCTCCGATGATCACGCCGACGTTGAAAATCTTATCGATCAGCGACCATGCCAGCACGCCGCTGTTGGTGCACGGCCCGGTAAAGGTCACCGTGTACGTGGCCGCCGTGCCAGCGGGAGGGTCTTCCAATGGAGCCACGTACAGCGGCAACTCGGGACAGGTATTGAAGTGCTGCTCGGCCATCAGCGAGAGCACTGAGCCGGCCCCGAACAACTCGACCGCCTCCATCACGGAATAAATGATGTAGAACTCGCCCGCCTCGGCGGTCCCATCGCTGGTCATTTGTGCGATATAGAGCGGCCGGCACAGCTCGGCGAGCGGCATGTAACCCGTGACGCACCAAGTGAGGAAATTGCCGCGAGCCTGCGCCAGAGAGATGCGGTTCTGAGCCATAGTCGGCCTCCCCAATCGATGCGGCAACCCGAAACGGTTGCGGCAAGTTACCGGAACTTATGGGCGACGGCAATCAGCTGCCGCTTTGCCGGTCCTCTTGCCGTCGCTCCTCCTGCCGCTGCGGATAGGCCGCTCGTGCCTGCGACTGCGGCTTGGGCTGATCTTTCTGCTGCTTGTCATCCTCGCGCTTGCGGCGACCTTGCTGCCTGCCACCGAACTCGGCCGGCATCTTCCCCGGCTCCAAACCGGGCGTGACTTCGCTCTCAATCAGATCACCGGCCTTGATCGCCAGAACAAGGTTGGCGGTAAGCGGTGTCACCACGAAACGATCATGCGGAATGGGCATATCGTTGATGTCATAGACCACGCGGGGCGATTCATAATCGTTCCCCTCCTTGTCCTGAAACGTGTCCGTGGCTGCTTTTACCGACAGCATAAGGGCCTCGGTTTCGGCCAGGGTTTCCTTGGTGGCGGGGCGCTGGTTCAGCGTCGGGGCGTTGCGAGCCATGGGCTATCTCCTGCTGTTGGGGCGCGGCGCGCCGCCGAGATTGGGCCAGTATGCACCCGGCGGCTCGGGTTCAGTCGCCGAATTGGGAGGGTCTAACACAAAAATGGTGGGATCGCCCGGCGCACACGGTGCGCAGGGATCGCACGGCGGCGGCCCGCAATCGTTGTGCAGCCTGATCTTTATGTCGCCCAGCTCGCTGCACTGCGGAGCTTGATCGCCGATCTCGGGCTCGCAATCGAACCTGATCTGCTCGAAGAAGACGAACACGAAGGCGACCTTGACCTGGGGAATCTGCGTGCCCTCGATCCGCATGCCGGCGTAACCGGTCGGCTTGTAGTGCTCATTCGGCCGCCAGTTCACCAGCGCATTGATCAGCTGCTTTTCCACCAGCTCGATATCGTCGGCCGCCATCCACTCGTTTTCGCTGCCGCGCCCGTCCAGCTGTGCCAGGAAGGTGATCGAGCGCGGATTGGTAATGTCCTCCGTCTCAATCTCATCGGCCTTGAGGGTCGGGATACGAACCACGGTGGGCACCACCAGCAGGTAGGGCGGCTTGAGCAGCGCCCAATGTTCCTGATCGAGCTGGCGCAGCACCAGCTTAATGTTGTCGCCAAAGATGGTGTTGGCGTTGCGCAGCCGGCGCACCACGGCGTTGAACAGGCTCTCGCTGTAGCCGAATTGAGCACGCAGGAGCGCAGCGGTGCTAGTCTGATCGTCCACGTTTCCGGTCCCGTTCCAAGTCCCGAATGATTAAAAGTTCGGGCATGTTCTGCGCCACCCATTCGAGCGCGCGTGCCTTGCGCTCGGCTTCGGCCTTGCGTTTCGTTTCCGCGTTGAGCTTGTCGGCGATCGGTTGCTGTTCTGGAGTGAGCTTTGCCATTAGCCTCCTCCGGTAAACTTCACCGCTGATGCCAGCTCAGCCTTCTCGGGCCGCGCCGATAGCGACTCGTCCAGCGCGTCCGGCAGCATCTTGCGCGCTGCCATTTTGGATGTGCCCGTGGTCAGGTAGCCGGCATAATCGACCTCCGAGAACAGCTCGCCCTCGCGGCCGGATGCCTGATAGTCGATTGACCCAATCAGCGCGCCGCTGATCACGCCCGGCCAAGCACCCGGCGCGGATGGCGATGCGCCGCTTGCGTTGCTGACGAAATGATTGCGCGCATCGTTGAGCCGACCTTCAATCCAAGCGGTTATGATTGCCTCGTTGACCTCGCACTTCGGCGCGTTCTCTACCTTCACGTCAATGCGGATGGTGATCATATGCGATCCACCACATTCGGCAGCCCGCCGCCCATCGGCGAATCCCAGCTCGGCGGCGACTCTTGCGTGGCGGGATCGGTGCGCACGTCCAGTACCGTCTCGATCGAGCACAGCAGCACCAGAAACCGGCGCACGCCGCCCATGTCCTTGGTCATGCGCACGCGATACCAAGTCGCTGTGTACTTGTCGGCGTGATAGACCCAATGATTCATGTCGATCTTAACGTCGGGCGGCGTGCGGATGACGATCTCGTGGCTCGGCGGCTTAAGCTGCCCGCCGCCCTGGCCCTTGCCCAACCCCGGCCAGACCGCCTGATAGTCCAGTATCTGCGTGGCCTCCATCGGCCGCACGCGACCGTGAACGCGGATCACGCCCGGCCGATCGACGACCGTGGATACGTTATCGTCAGGACGCTCGATCGTGGTGCAGATCACAACCACGTCACGCAGATCGCCGATCTGCGGCACACTTTCGCGGCGTTGATCAATGCGCGGCATGGCGTCACGCGATATAGGTCATGTGGGGCGCGAGGAAGCCTTTAGCCCCGCTGTTGGTCAGCACCTGATCGTCAATCTTTACGTCGCCCCGGTTCTCGACCATGTAGGCGAACAGCCGCGCCACCGCTTGCACGAACGATGGCGAGAACTGATCGCGGCAGGGATCGATCCGCTGGCCCACGTCGTAGACCGCCTGCAGGTAGCAGTAGCAGCATAGGCTCGGCGAGCAGCGCAGCTGCCAGCTCCAGTCGGAATTATGCGCGTAGGGATTGGGGAGATTGCGATGGCCAGTCAGAGTTGGTGCATTGGGCGGCAGCACAGCCACCAGCGCCCCATTCGAGTACAGCTTAACGTCGCTGGTCGGCTTGCCGGTCAGCGACACGGTGCCATCAGGGTTGACCGGCGCGATCTCATTGACTTGCCGCGCGGGGTAAACCAGCCCGATCGCCTCGCAGCACAGCTGCCACGCTGCCTCAAACCAGTGCCGGGTTAGGCGCTCGTCAAAAGCACCATCGGTCGCCGCGTGGAGCTTGGCGATCTCATAAGCCGCCTCGAAATGGTCATCCATTCCACGACCATCGGTTAGTGCCCGGCGTGCACGCTGATCGACACGCAATCGTTGATGATGATCTTACGGCCGTTGCAGTCCACCAAGCCGAGCGAGATGTCGAAGCGGAAGACCTTGCCCACCGGCACGTCGCCGGTCTTGATCATGTTCACGGTGACGCGATTGTCGCCGGTGATGACAGTGTTGCCCGGCCACGCATTGCTCGGCGGCGTGACGTGACCCGACACCAGCTCGATCTCAGCGATGTCGGCCGGCGCGGGCGGGTTGACCATCATATTGGTCAACGATGCTGCCTCGATCGATGCGAGCGTGAAGCCATCCACGCTGGCAAGCAGCCCGGTCCAGTCGATCTGCATTGGCACGGTTTCATTCGGCCGCACGTCCCAAACCATGCAAGTGCAGGCCGGATAGGGTGCGCACTGGAACGTCTGCATAGGTCACCGCCGGCAGGGCGCGATCAGCTTGGAGATGCGCCGTTGACTGTAGAGCGTGCGGATGCGGCGCTGTGAGATCAGCACAGCGCCGGGACAACCGGGAACGGCAAACGCGACTGAGGAGGAAGACGTTTGCCGCCCGCCATAGGCAACGGTGCGCATTGGCGACGGCACCGGCCAGACCTTCAACATTTATTACCGCCGAGTCTCGGCTTGCTGACGCCGCTGCTGACCCTCAACGCCCTGGCCCTGAATGCCGCCGAACGTCGTGGTCCCCGTGGTCGTGCACATGCACGGCGACGGGAAATACTCGGTCACGCACGGAGCCGCCGGCCCGGCGCAGAGCATCATGCATCGATTCACCATCATGGCTCAGTCCTCCTGTTTCCGTTTGCGCTTACCGTCGTCAACTTTTCGCAGCGACGATAGGTCCACCTCAAGTTGATTAGCCTCGTCCACGTCCTTCAAGTCATCGGCCGTGAGCTGCCGCGCCCAGCCGCGCTTGATCATGCTGGCGGCGGCCCAGTCCGGCACTTCGTAAACCTCTCCCGGTGCATACTCCATCAAGCTCACACCGTTGTTGAGCGAATAACGAACCGGCTCGTTGGCGATCATGCGAACGATCACCGCACGCTCTCCATGCTGACGACATAGCCGCCGCACTCTTGCTCGCTGGCCTCGTCTTCATCTTCGAACGGTACGACTCGCAGCCAGTCGGCGATGTGACGGCGGTACAGAAACTCGGCCTCGCCCTCAACCTTGTCGACCAGAAAGCCGCCGCGCACTGTGCCGGCCACCTTGTCGACCAGCTTGTCGGGATCGTGACGGCCGTTCGACAGGTTGGAAACTTCGCACCAGCACAGATCATCCGGTACGCCGCCGCGATCGTAGGTGTGCTGCAGACGAAAGCGCGCGGAGCCTTCCCCGCGAAAAACTATGCGGGCTGCTTTGCCGGTAACCGGCTGCGGCGTGACGGTGCCATGATCAAACAGAACATGCATCCGGCTCACATACCTGTGCGTCGAAGTCTTGTCACTGCCACCAGCAATTCCAGATTGGTCGCCCCTTGCGAAAAGATGCGCACGAACTGCTTGGGGCATGCCACGGCAACCTGACAGATCGAGTGCGCCTTGATCGGGTTCTGTGCCGAGAGCGTGATGGAGGCGTCGCCCACATCAACCCAGGTGAGGTTGAACGTCGAGCCGACGCCAGGACCGTTGCTGGAAACCTGCGGCCGTGGATTGGCTGGCGGCGTCCCGACAAGGCTGCCACCATCGGTCAGTGTGACGGCGCTGATCACGCCAGCGTTCACTGTTGCAACAGTCAACACGACACCATTGCCGAGTGAAATTCTATTCCCGACCGCATGGCCCGTACCGCCAGAGACGATCGCCGCCGCATTGACGCGCTTGCTGGCCACAGCCGGGACCGGCGAGCACTCGGGGAGAATTTGCAACGGCCCCCAAGTGCCCGGCACGCAGGGGTCACCGGGCGAAGAGTCGGCTCCCTGGAACGTGAACGTTCCGGTGGTAACGTCAGCGGCGGTCTGGTTGGCGAGCAGAAAAACGTAGGCAAGGCCGGGGCTGATGTCGGCGAACTTCGGCGACAACACGTTGAACGCGAGCGCAGACCCGGCCCCTGAGATCATCTTACATTCCAGTCCGACGAAGCCGCGTCACCACCGCCAGGATGTCGAGCGTGCCGGCGGTGCCGGCGACGCGGATGAACTGCTTGGGACAGGCCACGGCGATATGGCACTGCGACATGGCCTTGATTGGATGCTGCGCGTCCACGACCACGATCGCATCCGGTGCAGCTGCGCCGAGCGGCGGCGAGCATTCCGGCTGCACGTCGAGCGGGGCGAAGGTGCCCGGCACGCAGGGATCGTTCGCCGAAGCGTCCGCGCCCTCGATCGTGAACGTGCCCGTGGTCACGTCAGCCCCCGTCTGGTTGGACAGCACGATCTCATAGGCATAGCCCGCGCTGAGATCGGCATATTTCGGCGACGCCACATTGAAGGCGAGGACCGTTCCGGCCGCTGAAAACATGGTTGCGATCTCCTGTTTCGGGACTAGCCCCTTACTGAATGCGCAGCAAGCGACCGGCGTTGACGCAAAGCGGCGCGCCGCCGATGCGTGCCTCAAACTTGAACAGCACGCAGAAGCCCGCCGAGTAGGGGTCTTGCTGCATGGTGACCGCCTTACGATTGACGACCATGTACAGCTGCTTCCAATTGGCGAACGCCACCGGCGTTGCTCCCGGCACCGCGTCCGGCATCTGGTTGGCGATCACCACCGGCGAGCCGGCAATGATGTACTGGCCGGCGACCAGCGGCGACGCGAGCATGATCGGACGGCCCATCGCATCCGACATGGTGAGCGTGAGTCCGAAGGTGTTGCCGTTCATCAAATAGCTGGTGCCCGGCCCCTGGAACGTGGTCGGCACCTGATACTTGAGCAGCACCAAATCCTGCCAGCCGAATTGCCCGGCCGGTGTCAGCGATCCGGTGTCACAGATCGGCATGCCCGAGCGCAGAATGCCGAGTGGCTTGCCGATACCGTCACCCGAGACGATGGACGAGCTGATCTGGTTGCGGAAGGCACGGTTGACCTTGCCGAGCAGCCAGGACTCGATGTTGACGTTTGCGTCCTCCAGCAGATCGCGGCTGGTGCAGACGATATAGCGCAGCGACTCGGGCTTTAGCTCGACCTCGCCCAAGCCATCGCCGATTTGCTGCGTCGGGTTGTTGGCGAAGCATTGCGACTCGCAAGCCCATGCCGCCGTGTCCCAAATCTCGTTGTCGACCATGAACTTTACCGATGGCCCGCTGATGGTGATGTTTGCCATCAGGCCGGTGAGATCGGTCACGTCCTCGATGCAGGACAGGATCGTGGCTGACATTTCCGGTGCCATCAGGAAGCCGGACGCACCGAGATTGAAGGTTGAGAGCGCCTTGCGTTGATCATCCGGCAGCGCCGCAATGTTGGTGCAGTGCATCAACGAGCGCACCGCTTTGACCGCCACCTGGGCAATGGCCAGCTCGTCCTCGGTGTAGCTAAAGGGATGATCGCCGCTGTCCGATCGCTTGGTGACGCGGTGGAAGTGCTTGGCTTCGAGCAGCCCAACCGCCGATTCTTTCACCGTCTCGTTATTGTCGGTGCCGCCGCCGGGCCGGCTGACCTTTTTGGAGAGCGTGTTGATCGTCTCCTGCAACGACTGCAAGGTGGTCGCCTTTTCGGCTTCCTCCTTCACGATCCGATCCAGCTTGGCCTGGATGTCCGCGACCGTCTTGGAGCCGGCCTCTACGCCGTCCTTCAGCTCCTTGAAGGTGTCGATGCGGGCCGCCTCGGCCTTCTGCATCTCCTCGCCTTGTTTCTTGACCTCGGCCTGGACGGACTTGATCAGATCGGCAACCGTGTCGGCTACGGTCATGGCAAGCGCCTTTCCTTGACAGTATCAAAAAGTGCCTGGACCTCTGCGGCCAGCGCGGTGAATTTGTCGTCATCCTTCGCCGAGAAGCCATCGATCTCGGAAATGCCGATGCGGCCCGGTTGCGCCAGCAGCGCGTCGAAGCCCTTCTTCATCACCACATCAATGTCATCGTCGGTTAGCCCGTTGTCGCGCAGCCATTGCCACGTATCGTCACGCGACAAGCTCTTGACCGCGCTGATCCGCGCGCCCTTGTTGCAGGGCATGGAGCAGACGCTGCACTCCATCAGCTCGGCTTTTTTGATGTGGCGGATTCGCTTTTCGTGATCCCAGCTGGCACCGCCGGGCTCGATCAGATAGCCGACCGACAGGCCGGTGAGGAAGCGTTGCTTCATCAGCGCGTGGGTTTCGCGGCCCTTCTCGGTGAGCAGCGATATCTGTCCCTCGACTTCGAGGCGGTCGCCCTTCTGTTCGAACTTGGTGTAACCGCCGATCAGGTAGTCGCGATTGTGATCGCGGTACATCTTAACTTCTTTGGGATCGATGGTGCCGAACGCGCCCGGCACAATGATGTCTCGCACGCGATCGGGGTGCGCTGTCGAGGCAGTGCCGGTGAAAGTCGCGATGTCCGCGCCTTCATTTAGGGCCTTGGTTTCTAAACCGCCCTCGCCGGTCCACGCCAAGTCTTGATACAGCATGTGTGCCCCGCGCTCGCGGCGACGCAGCCGCCACGGCTCGGGACCATAAGGCAATTACCGGAACCGTGCAATTCCCACCTGAAACGGGAAGGGGGGTGGGTCAAAGGCGCGGCAGCGTCAGGATGCGCATGCGGATTCTGCCTTTGCCCAGGAAGTACGCCGCCGTCGCCCGATGCGTCCCGTCCCACAGATAGGTCTTGCCCCGGTACAGAAACGCCAGCGGCTTGTCGTCGCCTTCGCCCGCCGCATAGTCGCGAATGACAGCTTCCACCTTTCGCATGCCAACGCTCGGTTGGATGGCAGTCAATTCAGCCAGCTCAATGTCTTCCTCTGGTAGGTTTGCGCGTCTCGAAGGGATCGCTGCCGTGGCCTTGGCGATCTCGTCTGCGCTCGCTTGCGCAAATGGAACACGAACGCCGCCACCGCCCTTTTTAGGCTCGCCATCGACGCCGACTTCCTCTTGGCTGCGTAACAGACGGACAGCCTCATCCACATTGCGTTCGCCGCCGGCCGCAGCGACTGGCGGCGGGACCGCCGACTTGGGTTTTGTCTCATAAAGTACGCTGCAGCGGCAATTGACGATCTCCTCCGGGCCAGCACCCAAGCTGCTGTCGCCCGGCCGCATCAGCTGCGCACCGCCTACCGAGAACGGTTCATTGAACGGCACCGACTGGCCGTTGGCGGCACGGTGCGTCGGCCGCGTCTTGCGGTCCCCGACCGCGAGCCACGTCTTGCTGGCAATGGTGATGTTTTTGGATTTCATTGACGCTTCGATCGCTGCCATGGCCGCATTGTGCGTCTCGGTGCGCGCGATCGCTGCCGCCCGACCGCGTGCCAGGGCCGGCGCTTGCTTTCTGATCTCCCGCGCGATCGCGTCCGGTCCTTTGCCTTGACGCATCTTGTCGGAGACGATGGTCGCGATCTGATCCTGCACCGACTGTGCAATGCCGTTGATCTGATCAGCGGCGTGGGCGTCGAGCCAGAATAGTTGCTCCTCCATGAACCGGGTGATCGTCATCGGCACCCCGGCCTTTTCCTCCAGCTTGGTCACAGCGGCATACTGGTCACGATAGATGCGACGATAAAACAGTGCCAGCAACGGCCGCCCGCGCTGGCGGATGTACTCCTGCGCCTGATTGAAGCTGCGCGTGACCAGCAACCGGATCGCTGCCGCAATGATTGCCGCCAGCCGGACGTGGAGCTGTTGCTCGATCCTGTCGAGGTAGGCTTGGAACTCGCGATCGTCCTTAACGTCGATCAGCATTTGGTCAGCCGATAGAAACCATCATAGCCGCCGATGCGATAGCCCGCCTGCGTGATGGCATCGTTGATCTGCCAGACATGAGCCTTGAGCGTGGCGCGCGACTTCTCGCCATTCTCGTAAACGATGCCGAACAGATCGCGAGCTGAAATGCCGTCCGGCCCGGCCCTCATCACCACATCGAAGATGCGCGCCTTTAACGGCGTGAAGCGCACGCCCATCCGCGTCTCGGGTAATGATTGGCCGCAGTAGCTGCAGCAACGGGGCCTGATCGAAACTATTTTCGCCGCATTCGAAACCGCACGCCCACCGGCCATGGCAGATCAACTCCTACGAAGCTCTCGCCGCGCTGCTTGGTTTCGATGAACGTCGTGAATTCCGCTTCATGCTTCAAGCCGCAATCGCAACACTCCAGCTCAAAGCCCTTCATCTTTGGCGTGAACCACTTCGACCACTTGCTGGCCCGCGCGGTCATGCCTTTGCGGTCCCGCCTCATCCCGCCTCGTTCTCCAGCTCCTTGCCCACATTGCTGGCCATGATCTCAACCTGCAGCCGTTGCCGGTTCAAAATCTCGGTCTGGATCGGCATGTTCGACATCGGGTCTTCGTTCGGCGGATAGCCGAGCAGGGCGCGCTGTTCGTTCACCGTCAACATGGTGGCATTGCGAGCGATATCTACCAGCTGCAGCCGCGCCTGCGCCATAGCTGGGATGTGAGTCACATCGACGCGGATTTCCGACCCGCTCTGATGCATCAAGGCATGGTTCAACGCGGCCACGTACAGGTTGATATAGCCGGGCAGCACCGTGTCAGTCAGAAAGCCGACGCGGGCGTTGATCAGGTTGTTATAGGTGTCGGTGCCGGGGATGCCGACGAGCTGCGTCGGCACGCCGAACGTCATGCAGACATCCCGCGCCAGACTGTCCTTGATCTCGACCGACAGCGCCGACGCCGGGTCTTCGGACAAGCGTGTCAGCGACCACTTGGCATTGGCGGCGATCATGGTGCCGCCCGACTCCTTGCCGGTAAGCTTGAAGCGATCGAGCTGGGCGCGAACCTCGTCCAAAACTTTCTGGTGCAGCTCCTTCTCCGTGGACAGCAGGCCGGTGATGTTGGAGCTGTTGCTGACGATATCGGCGCACCGTTGCAGGATGCGCGTGAACACTTCGGCCGGTGCCGCCGCGATTGCTGCCGGCGACTTGTCGGTTTGATGATTGAGCGCCGGCCGGTTAATGTGGATCAGCTCGCAGTCGCCGGTTTCGGGATCAACCGGATAAGTCTCGACACCCTTGGTCGTTGTGCGCTTGAAGGCAGCGATCACTTTCGAGTTGTCATAATAATCGATCGTCACCTCATTGGAGTTGATCGGCCACAACTCCAGAATGACCGGGCTATTGCCGCTCACGCCGCGCACTTGCTTGAGGAACGCGCGATTGGCCACCGCAAGCGAAGCCGCCACGAAATACTGCAGCGCCGCGCCGGTCCATTGTGGATTGGGCCGCGCCAGGACGTTGGCCACACCTTGCTGACGTGAATCAAGCCCGCCGCCTTCGTCGCCGTTGTGAACTTCCAGCGCGACTGACGATGACATTTGCCCAATCATGTCCACGCAGCGCCACAGGTAGATCGACCGCACATATTGAGTCAGCATTTCGCTCGAAGCACGATCGAGCGAGACTTGGGTGTGAACTGCCGACGTGACGGTG